CTTCCTACAACGCTGTTTCCCACCGACACCGGGGTAATCCCCGATGCTGCAACGGTGAGTTGGATGGCGTCTACTGCGATGGCGGCTTTGTAGACGGCGTTGGCGGCGATAAAGCCAGCGTTGGTTGCGGCGTTGGGGGCCATAGGCGAACCGGCTTTAATAAAATCAGTCATTTCTTTGTCCTTACGTTAAATAAAAGTTAAACAATAAAAAAATCAAGGAGACTTCAGACGCACAGTTGCGGCGAAGTTCTGCAAAGCGCTTGCCGTTGCTCGTAAGCCTTGAGCATGTTCGTCCAGCGCAACAAGACTTCTTGTACATTCACTGGCGATTCCGGCAAAGGGTCCATAAGCTCCGCTGGAGGTGCTGGCATCTCTACTGGAGCCACTGAGTACGGTACTGGCAGCTTCGTACTCGCGCAGCCGCTCAGCGCCAGAGCGCACCAGAGCAGCATTAAGGATCTTTTGCTTGGCATAGTCATTGCGCACCTTTTCAATAGAAAGCGTGAGTTCTTGTTCTCGCTTGCGGTTAGCTTCACTAGCAGTAAGTGCCAATGCTGCATGGCTACCTTGCACAAGTTCAATAGCAGTATTAATTGCTTCTCTTTTGTCTACTACGTGCCATACATACAACCCACTTACAAACAAAGCTGCAGCAATACATCTGACTAAGTTAAAAGAAAGCATGGTGTAGCCTATTGGTTAGTTATGCTGTTGCGTTTGCATTAGTCGCCTTTAAGGAGGCCAAGAAGAGTTGCAATACAGGCTATTAGAAACACGCCAACTAATATTGTTTGCATTACAAACATAGGCACAACTAGCAAAGCACGCATGTACCAACTCAAGCTAGCACCTCTGTAGCTACTGCATACCGTGCTTGTCTATCGGCAAGCCCGTTAATGCCGCCATTGATTCGTTTCGTTGCTTTAATGAAGTCGCCTGAATCGGCTATTTCATTAAGGCCATGATGCTTCCACCACCATGCAGCACTCATTGCTGCATAGCCTGGCTTAGCCAGTAGCTCTGGTGTAGTGATGAAGTCAATGTCTAAAGCATCAGACAGTTCTTGGTAGTTGTGCCGTCCAGTGACCTGGATCAATCCACGACCACGAAAACGAGAGCCATCTCCCGGTTTGTTATTGCCTAGATCTGCTCTGCCTTCATAACGAGACTGCGCTGGAGTTGGTCCCCAGATTTCCACAGCGTACTTAAAGCCACCACTTTCATGGCCTACTTGTGCTAAGAACATGGCTTGCCTAGCTGGAGTGTTGATGTCGTACTCAAGCATTGAAGCTTCAAGATACGGATGCCATTCCTCTGCACGAAGCATCGGAGCACCAGAAGCTGCAGCTAGTTGTTTTGGAGTCATACAGGAGGCCAACCTTCCATTGAAGGGATGTCAATCCCAGGCTGTTGATGAATAAACGATTCAAGCTGATAGATACGCCGACGATACAAAGTCAGCTCAGCAGCACGCTCTTGCTTTAGAGCCAGCAGCTCTGATCGTAGTGAAGCAATTTCATCTTGCAGCCGAGTGTTTAGCTCTTCTCTGGCTTCAGCTTCACGCCGGGCTGAAGCAGTGTCTTTGGCATCAAGATGCGCCAACAACCATTTGCCGCCACCTCCTAACACCAGCAGTAAGCTGCCAAAAGAACCAAGCAGCAGTGTTATGGAATCAGCAGACATTTGTTAGTGCTCTTTGTTATGTAAAACGTTTACGCTTGCCAAGCTCGCACTTGATTGGCAGATTCATCTGCAGGCAAAACATGCCCTTCACCGATCATTTCCAGCATCCACATAAAAGATGCAATCAAACGCCCGATCACTGAGGATGCCTCGCAGCAATTTCGTCCATGATTGACAGTAGCGCTGCAAAGCAGTTACGTGCAGACTCAGCAATCTCCAACCGCTCACGCACTGGTTTAAGCCAAGCAATGCCCACTTTGCGGTCTTCCCATTCCAAGTGCTTGGTGGGAAACCCAGCCAGACGCTTACGCATGATTTCGCCACCCATCAGGTGAGCGCCAGTCAGCACATACGCAGCACCAGCAAGTGATAGCTCATCAGTCAGGGTTTCAGAGTAAGCTGCAGCTACTGGCGAAAAGTGAGCAGGCTCACCAGTAGCCAGCAAGTCAGCGGTCAGACGATCCACTCGGCTCAGTTCAGCAGGCAACGTAACGTCTACTACTTCATGCAGTTGACGCAGTGCCATCAGCCAATCGGCATACCACGCAACTGGTGGCGTACCTACAGCCATTGCACCGCCTACAACGTGCTGTTCACACGCATGGTGCAAATCCCGTGTAGCCGTCCACAACGCACTCATCTGGGTAGTAGGTGCAGTCATGGCGTTTGCGGCCACTCAATTGTCCAAGGGAAGCCAGCCTGATCTGGCACTTCACGCAGAGCTTGGCGATATGCTGCCCAAGCATCGGAATCAACAGGTGCGTCGGCTACTTGCGTCCAGTCGCAGTCAGAAAGCATACGGTTGCGTTCTTGCCGCATGTGATAGATTTTGAATGCCTGTTCAGCATCACTTGGACCACGAACATACCAAGCAGTGCCGTTCCATTCCAGCACTTCACCGGGAGCTAACTCAGGAGCAGGATCAGCCAGCACAAAGTCATCTAAAGAATAGCCGCCTAATTCAGTAGGCAGTGGGTGAGGGTAAGCTGTCTTAAAGCTATAAAGCACAGTCATGTTAAAAGTCCTGTTTTAGTAAAAGGAAAGCCCCGATCAGGTCCCCAAATAATTCTTACTGCACCAGGGCCACCTCTACCTCCAACAGTACCGGAATTACTTGACCCACCTCCCCCCCCTCCAAATTCACCTCCATTAGCATTGCCAGCTACACCGCCTGTTCCATTTGAGCCTGCTTTACCTTGTAATTGATTAGAACTTTGTTGAGTGCCAGAAAGAGCATCGTTTCCGCCATACGCGCCTACCCCCCCTCCACCTCCGCCAGGATTAGTATTAGCAGTAAGTCCAACGCCGCTTCCACCGCTTCCAGCCCCGCCAGTACCGGCCAGTCCGTAATTAGATGAAGAACTACCCCCACTACCTGCACCAGAACCTCCATTTCCAGAATACCCTCCTGCACCGCCACCACCACCACCAAAAGAAGCATTAACCGCTACACCTCCAGACCCGCCACGTCCTCCGCCAGTTCCAGAGAATCCTCCTGAAGCGTTAAAACCGCCACCAACACCAAAGCTGCCACCAAAGCCACCGCCTCCCCCACCTTCTGCTTCTATGTATGTAAGTGTCCCGTCTAGGCTTGTAAATTTACTATTCCCCCCTTTAACCCCTGTGTTTGGCTCTCCAGGTGCTCCTACAATAATTTTGTATTTTGTATTAGGTTGCGCTTCAAAACCATTAACCCAAGATAATCCGCCGCCGCCTCCCTGAATAGAGCCAATGGAAGAAACAATACGGCCCCCTCCGCCTGCGCCAATACAAACAATATGCACTTGAGTTGGCACAGAAAAAGGAGACAACCACTCATAATAAGGAGTAGTAGTTGTATTTGGAATGGTATAAAACGCTTCCCCGTTAACAGAAGGAACTGTCAAAGCTCCGCCTGATGTTAAAAAGCGCCAAGCCCCATCTGAGTACACTTCAAACACACGAGTGCCAGTGTTGTAGCGCATCATGCCGTCTACTGGAATAGAAGGGCGTTCAGCAGTAGTACCAGCAGGAATTTGTGCTGCACCGTTTTTATCGCCGTTCGGGCTATATACCTGCCCTACATACTTGCACAAATCAACCCAGCCAGTTTCAACGTACCCTTCAAAGGTTTTATTTGTTGAGTGGTAGCGAAGCATTCCTTTAGCTGCACTGTAGCGATTGCCGTTAAGGTCAAGGTAATCAGCATTTACCTCTCCCGGACGCTGCATTGAATCGCCTACCGGCAACTGAGCCGCACCAATAATGCCGCCAATGCGCGGAACAAAACCTGTAATAGTAGCCCAGTCAAGATGGCCAGCAGTGCCTGATAATTTAGTCAACACTTGGCCTGTTGTGCCACCCACAGGAGAGCCTGACGAGTCTCCTTTTTCACCCCTAGGAATACTAAAGTTCAGCACTAAATTAGTGAGAGTGCTGGTGGAACCCTTAGAAACAGAAGCAACGTTGGGGTATTGGACTGTTTGAACATTTCCTATTGAAACGGTGCCGGGTATGCCGGGTGTTCCCTGCGGAATCTTGAAATCAAACACTACTGCAAGCGCAGTGCTACTAGCTGCTTCACTCACAGAAGCAGCTTCTGTGGATGGGACTTGAGTAGTTGTGCCTGCTTTAAGAGTAGGGGACTTTCCATCAACTGCTGCTATAGCAGGCGTACCCGGCTCGCCTTCGTCGCCTTTGTCGCCTCGCGGGATCGTGAAATTAAATACTGCTGAGCTAGGGTTTGTACTAACGTTTACAACCAAAGCATCACTGCCAGGTTCACCCGTGATAGTCTCACCTACGTCAACAGTAGCATCGGCACCAGTGGCGTCATCACCCTTGTCGCCTTTAGGAATTGTGAAATTAAACACAGCAGCGCTGGTGCTGCCAGAGTTATCAACTGAAGCAGGAGTGCCGGGTTCTCCTATAGTGACATTTCCCGCTTCAATAGTTGCAGCATCGCCTTTTGCTCCCTCTGGAATGGTGAAATTAAACACCGCTGCGCTAGGATCAATACTGGAATTTGAAACTTCAGGATCACTGCCCGGTAAACCTTTGCTGGTTATGCCTACAGTAACCGTGGCATCTTTACCCGCACCGGGTTTGCCTTGTGGAATCTTAAAATTAAACACCCCTGCGCTGGGATCAGTACTAGAGTTTGTAACTGAAGCGGCCTCAGTATGCGCAACTTGTTCGGTCAAACCTACTGTTACGGTGCCCGTATCGCCCTTGTCGCCTTGTGGAATCGTGAACTTAAACACTGCTGCGCCAGGGTCGGTACTGTCGTTCTCCACCAAAGCATCGCTACCGGGATCACCTGTAATGGTTGTTCCTACGTCAACAGTAGCGTCTTTGCCCCGTGGAATTGAAAAGTTAAACACTGCTGCACTAGGCGTACTGGTATCGCCAAGCGTGACCAAGGCGTTGCTACCAGCATCACTTGTAATAGTCGTACCTGCTGTAGCAGTGCCAGCGTCACCTTTGGCTCCTGCAGGGCCAGCGTTAAACCACTTAGTGCCATCAAACACCCACAGGTTGCGAGTTGACAAGTCAATAACGCCATCGCTGCGAATAGCTCGCGGAAACTCAGCTGTCAGCTGGATTTGTGCGGCTACCAAAACAGAGTTAACAGAGGGCAAAGTACCAATAACAGCAGGAGGTGGGCCAACAGGGCCAATATCTCCCTGCAACCCGCCATAGTCAAGCTCGCTGTATCGCAATCCTTCTTTGCCCAGCTTGAAGCGATTGGTGTCAATTTCAATGGCCAATTCTCTGTCAGCCAGCACAGGATCGCTGTCAAGCCAGTTGGCTTCGATGTCACCCCGAAAAGCCAACTGCGTAGTCGAGCCGCCAAACCACAACTGGCTTCCAGCAAAGTCCACAGGCAACGGACCAGCATATTCAGTCGCTGCATTGCCGCCGTCAAAGAATGTTGAAAAGATGGGAGCCAGCCCCATCCACCGGGTGCCATCAGAATAATGCAGCACATCGTCTTTACCCTGCATTACTGCACCGGAGTAGGAAGCAGGGTTAAGGCCGTTGATGTCAAGCTGGGTAGATTTGCCTACCAACGCACCTCGGTTTGACAGAAGTTTTTGATCGCTTATCAAGCCCATTATTCAACTCCAATGTGTTCAGAAGATAGCTTTTCTTCAGCACTTGCCCATACATCAAGAACGCCAGCCGACTCAGCTTTTACCAGTAACTTATCGCCTATGAGACTTGCTGCCAATGCAGTGTTAGTCCATCTGCGTTTAAGCAACGAACGTCCCTGTATTGGAACCAAAGCTGTATCTTGCGCAGGGATCAACATTCGACCTGGACACATAACATCTACATCTTCATCAGAAGCAAACATTACTTCTATGTAGCAGTCTGTATTTGAAGTGTTGCGCACAAACAAAGGGGTGAGAAAAAAGATTTCACCGGGCCGAATAGCACGGCTATCGTCCAAATTGTCTCGATGAGGAAAAACATTACTTGCATCAGGCACCGAAAAATCATTGGCATACGCTAACGTAGTCCACGCTGTACTAATACCGCTAAGTACATAGTTAATAACTTTTCCGGTAGACGGTGTTTTGCATTTAATGCGTGACATTCAAAAGCTCCTTGATATTGAAATGCGGGTAGCAATGCGGCGAACAGCTTGGTCAAACGGAGGACCGCCCAGCTCTCCAGTGTCAGCGTCAATTTTCAAGCCGCCCACAAACAAGGCATTACCTTGGTCATCTTGACCTGACGCAATTACTACACCATCTTCTTCTTCAAGAATAGAGTCTTGGATCGTGGCTCCATTGCGTGCAGGAGGTACTTTAGTCAGCGCTACGCCTGCCATTACTGCTGTCCATGTATGACCAATAGCCGTGATACGGCTTGGCTCTTTGCGCTTGCTAGGATTAGTCAGCGTAGAAATCAGCGCATTAATCAACTTAATAACCTGCCCAGCAGCTTCAGCAGAAACGCCAGCCAAAGGACTTTTGCCGCCAGGGACGCCAGCAATTTCGTCACGCAGCCATTCAAAAGAATAAACAAACGCAGGAAACTTGTCAGCTGTCAGCACTGGTTCACCCAGCACATCAAACAAACCTTTGGCAAAGTCCAGCATAGGCTGCTGGTTGCCACTGCTCAACGTCCAGCGCAAGCATTGCAACAGCGTGCCTGTATCTCTGGTAGTTTGTTTTTTATGAGCGTCTGTCCAGTCAACACGAATACCGTCTTTTATATAAAAAGTGTAATTGCCGTAAACCAGTGCGCCCCACAGGGTTTCACTTAGGCTTGCCACAGCAGTTTCAGCAGCTAAAATAGCTGCAGACGCTTCTGGTTGCTTTGTCAAACCCGTAACTGCTTTAGGCACTACCAGGCTACGGGAACCTTTGGCTGACATAGAGTAGTCGCCAAACTGCGTCGAGCAGGCAGACAAAATCACTTGCCCACCTGACAGCGCCATAAAATGTTTATGGCTCCAAATAGACACCGCATTCACAGCGTTAATCAAGCCACCGTTTTTAGCGCAATACCCAATGCCATTAGGCGTTACAGGTGTAGCGCCCCAAGTCATGATGTTTGGAAAAATAGAATACTGGCTGCACACTTTGCCATCAGCCAGCACTACACCAGCACCTACAGGCACTTCTGGATTAGCAGTTTTATAATCCAAAGGTGGCGCAATCACACCCCACTCTGGAATACTGCGAACAGCAATTTTGTGGGCGTAGGGCACTCGTCGAATAATGGCGTCAGGACGAAAGCTAACTGCAAAACCAGACGTTGGATTTTCTAAGCTGTCTAGTTGCCAGCCCTCAAACATTACGCCTTCCAAAAAACAACCTGATCCCATGCGAAACACATTGCGCTGCTTATAAGGTTTAGTTGAAGGATTGCCATTTGGCAAAGGCTCAAACCCGTCTTCGGGCCGTAAAAAAACTGTTCTGTGCGTGGCTTTGATCACGCAGTTATCGGGCATGTCAAGATGACCTTTGGTGTACACCACAGCTTCTGGTGCCCATTCAATCAGCGTTGGCAATGGGTTAGCCCAAGCCATTTCTAAAGCGCGCTCAATGGTTTTTACAGCAGTGTGCCAGCTTAAGCCGTCGCGCAGGTTGTTGCCGTTGGACTTGACGTGGATGACGTTTGCCACTTCATATTCAAGACCGGCTACGCTTGGATAGCGCTTGATTTCAGTAGCAACAGCTCCTGCATCATGTCTAAACAGCACCAAATATTCAGTATCCAAAATAGACGGGATGCTGAAATACTGGCCAACCGCTGTTGCAGACAAGCCAGTAGCCGTGTCAGGATAAATACCCGCCGACAACTGAGCTGCATCACGAGCTACTTCAGACGCTGTAAGTGCATCTGCTGCCAAAACAGCTTTGTCGGCTGCGTCCTGCGCCTCGTCACCTGCTAAATCAGCATTGTCTTTAGCTACTTCAGCTTGCCCTGTGGCAAGGATGGCTTGCCGTTTTGACTCGTCAGCAAAGCCTTCAGACGCATCACGCGCATCTCTGGATTCATCACGCGCCTCCTGTGCGCCTAGCAGAATTTGAGTGGCTGCATCGTAGCCAATAGGTGGCTCGTCTACCAATATTTCGCTGAGCAAACACGGCTCGTTACGAACCAAAGCCATAGCATCTAGGAACTTTTTCCCAGTGTCTGGATTCCAGGCTTGCACTCGGTAGAAAGACCCAGCCAGTCCTAGTACGTTAGGCCACAGCTGCAAAACACACTGCCCTGTAGCATCAGCAAAGGCTTCGACCTTTTCAGGCACGACAAACCCGTGCTCAATGTCAGTGCGATCTAGCACTGCCGTAACACGGGCGTTAGCTACAGGATTACCACTTTGGTCCACTGCTACTAAAGTAACAGACACAGTTGGGGCACTCACGCCTTAAACCTCTATGCTGGCTAAGCCAGGCACACTAATAGAGGTGACATTCCCATAACGCAGAGTGCTGCGCATAGGTAGGCAAGTGCTGCCTTGAACTTGTTTGATTTTTTTAACCATGCGCAGGAACTCCGAATATCTTTTGGTTCACTGAAAACCAGCAAACAGAAGTTAATCAGATCGGAAGTTCCTGCCGACAGCCAGCCATCCGAATAATATGGGGTTATTACACCATATTAATCTGAACTGGCCAAATAAGTAGCAGGCCAGCCAACTGTAAAGTCATAGTCTTCTGGATTAATAGCCGCTTGCATTGCAGCCTTGTGTTCTTCTGCTTTAGCAAAGATAGCCTGATCGCTGAAGGCAGTAGCAGTAAACACTTGTTGCGCCAGTGCAGAAGTCATAGTGACAAACCTACCGCTCATAGTCTTCCATTGAAGGTCAGCAGGTATGTTTGCCCCCAGCAGTACCAAGCCAAGCTGCTGAGTTCTTGAGTTGGCATCTGAATGGAACCAAAAGTCTTCTACCCTAGTACCAGACAGTTTCAGCTTGTCTCGTATGGTTTGGATCTTGTTCCACTGAGCCGCTTGAACTGAAACCAATGGGCGAAGGTCTTTCCAGACGCCTTCTGGCAACACGTAAACATGATTCTGATTAGGACGTTGTAGACCTTCTCCAGACCAGTCAGGGTGTGCCTGAATAATAGTTTTGGCTTCACTTTGATACTCAGGTAGCCATTCCAAGTATTTAATTTGTATTAGCCGCTCTACATCTGGGTGCTGAGTGCGCGAAATAGCTTCACTGCCCCATGAGCCAACTGTCCAAGAAATCACTTGAGTGCTGACATCAGTAGATGCTTTTGTAATGGAATGGAAATCCAGTAGTTGGCCGCTGTTGTTAAAAATTGGGTTCAGGCGTGTAATCATGTTAATTCAAGTCCAGTTGCGCGTAGTTCAGTTTTTAGCTGGTTCATTTCTTTGCGCAGCACAACACCAGCAGGATCAAAATACTCAATTATGGCCTTACCAGCTGCACCGGCTCCGCCTCGTATATCCGTGTTCCAGTAAGGAACGTGAGTGCCACCACCTCCGCCACCCCCACCAGCTGCGCCACCTAACATGTTGTTGTTAAATCCAAAATAAACTCCGGCTTCTCCGCCTGTGCCATATACGCTGTAACCACCTACGCCACCTACATCTCCAACAGTACCAAAAGTGCCCTCTGCAGTAGCCCCACCTGACGGCAATCCTGCAGCGCCACCAACGCCCCCAACACCGCCACTGTCTTGTCCACCGCCTCCACCGCCTCCCCCTCCAGTGGCTACCGCACCTGGCAAGCCATCGACATACGTAGAGCCACCAGCTCCGCCAGGGCTTCCATATCGGTTGTTGCCATAAGAGCCAGAAGGGTGCATTAACCCGCCAGCGCCACCATTACCAACGACTAATGTGTACTGAGCCCCTTCTGTTAACCCAGTAAAAGTGTACTCATAGATGCCGCCCGAACCGCCTCCACCTCCAGCAGGTGCAAAGTTTTGCAAATTTCCAGCTCCACCACCACCCCCCCCTCCTACTAATAAAACACGCATTGCAGTGTTTCCAGTAGGTACAGTCAAAGGGTAAGACCCAGGCGCAGTAAACGGCGGAAGTGTCACGCCAACGGAACTAGCAAAATCAACTACACCTGCAGATAGTTTTCCTGAAAAATAACCGTTACCCGCATCAAGCAATATAGTACCTGCTGAGTTTTTTATGCTCATGCCACTAGTATTAATATATGCAGCGCTCAGTTGTCCTTCTGAATTAACAATAAAAGTGCCTGCTTCATTAGTCAGCTTTTTAAAAGTCAGCTTGTTAATTACCGCTTGGTCAATAAACACTTCATCATTTTCAATGATAAATGGTTTAACTAAAGTCTTGGTAAGACGAGTCCAATAAGTATTACTAGGGACTACAGCTGCCGGAAGACCTATGCTTTGAGAAGATGTATGAGCAAGCAAGCATTTCCAGTTATACCCCAAGCCAGTAACTACAGTATTTAAAGCATAAGCAGTATTAATTTCCCATGCTGCATTGGTTGATGATTTTCCAACCCAGAAACGATCAACATCAAAGCCAGCTTCTACAGTTGCCCCATCATTGGCTAAACCAAAACCACCTATTAAGCCATTGACATTGACTTTAGCGGTGTACATAGCACCAACAGTGCCAGTAACTGCGTCAATACTTGTTGTCAACGCTGTAGTAGCAAGTGCAAAGTCATTGCCTAAAGTAACTGCTGTCAGGTTCAACGCTTCCGCTAACGCTGCGTCGTTGCTTGTACGGGTGCTGATCTCCTGAGATACAAACGTCAACGCTTCAGCAACACCAGCATCAACATCTGTCAATGCCTGAGCCAGCGTGACGTTGCTGTTCTCACGCGCTGTAATTTCATTGAGTAGATCTGCACGCAAGATACTGATCTTGCTCAGATCATCTTTCAAAGATTGCGCCAGCGATCCTGAGTCAATCTGACCTGTCAGTTGTTCAATCAAGTCACCAATCAAAGGTCGAGCTACAGCAGATGCTGGCCCTATCAACTCACCTTCAGTGCCATTGATAGAAACAATTCTGATCCAGTAGTAATACTCATACTGACCATTAACTTTGTCGTAGTACTGATTGCCACCTGACACAGCAATTTGAATTGCCCCATTAAAAGTTGGAAGCAGTCCACGGTAAATCAATACCTGAGACACTGCAAAACTATTAGTCGTTGGCATAGACCAAGACACATCAATACCGCCGAAAGCAGGTGTTGCTGTTAGAACTGAATTGTTGTCAGGATCTCCTGGCTTGGGTCCACTCCAACCACCTGTACCGCAAACATTAGTCATGTGCTGCATCCATAAAATAGATTACCTCCGGTAATTGCTGCGCTCTTGTATAAGAATCCCTCCTTTAAGAAAGAAATCCATGAAAGCACACTATGAAAACCATTATCTCACTGATAAAGATGTGGCCAACTATGCTAGACAGTCGTTTGCCACCTTGGCAGATCAGTTCAGTGAAGCTCAAAACAGTAAGCTGATCCAATTTCTAGCCAGAGGTATGGCATCAGGTGACTGGGAAAAGTTGCTTCTCAATATGAACAACTGCCTTACCCATGACTACGCTAAGGAGCTGGCTGTTTACTGCCGATCCATTCCTTGTCACTGGGTTCCGTTTGGCCACCCACAGATTACCTTGCGTATGTCAGCACCTATTCCTATCCGGGTGCAGTGCTTTAAGCACAAGATTGGCTTTGTGGAATCAGAAGAATCCAGGCGTTACATCAGCACTACGCCTAAGTTTTACCTACCTGAAACTTTCCGTTTAGCTGCAGCGTCGGTCAAACAAGGCAGTGCAGGTAAGCATCCTGACAATGATGAACTGGGTGTTTTGTATGACAACCACTGCAAAAACGCCATTGAGCTGTATCGCGAAATGGTTGAAGACTGGAACGTTTGCCCAGAGCAAGCCCGATTTATCCTGCCCCAAGGCTGTGAAGTCAATTGGGTCTGGACTGGCAGTTTGTTTGCTTTTGCAAACTTCTATAACTTGCGTACTGACTCCCATGCCCAGCTGGAAATACAAACCCTAGCCAAGCAAGTTGGAGACATTATTGCCCCTCTATATCCAGTGTCGTGGGCAGCATTAACTGAAGGTAAATACTAAATAGCAGTAAACTCCTATTCCCAATTAACTCAGTGAGATTGTTCAGGGGCTTTCCCGGCCCCTGTGTGAATACCTGCAATCTCAGCTGGCAAATACCACCAATGCCTTTCCTCTGGGAGGGCATTGGTTTTTTTAACCGTTAAAAGAAAGCCTTCATGACACAGAAAACCTATCTGAGCCAGATTGAATCTCCTACTGAGTCGTATGTAGCCCGGTATCCATGGGCTACTGAGATGAGTATTGAGCAACAAGCTATCTTTTGGCCTGCAGAAGAGCTTGGCGTAGAAGAGGACGAGCAGGACTTCCGGGTAGGACTAAATGATGCAGAGCGTCATGGCTTGCTTACAGCTCAGTCAGTTCTGACTCAGTACGAGCTGATGATCGGTGGAGAAGAATTGTGGGGTGGCAAGATCGGACGCCTTTTCCCACGCCCTGAGATCCAGCGCATGGCAGCTTGCTTTGCCAATGTGGAGCTTGGCTCCCATGCTCCGTTTTATGACCTTGGTAATAAGGTTCTGGGCAACAGCACGGACGAGTTTTATACCCGTTGGAAACAAGATCCCATCCTGGCTGAGCGCATCGCCTTTATCAACGCGTGCACCGCGTCGGAAGACGCCTTAGAAGTTACTGCAGCACTGGCATTCCTTGAAGGTGCAGTACTGTTTACAGCCTTTGGCTTCTTCAAGGGCTTTAACTCCCGTGGCTACAACCTGATCCCGCACTTTGTTTCGGGTATCGACGGTTCTGCCAAGGACGAGAACTTTCACTCCATTGCATCAGCCCGTCTTTTCAGGGAATGCAAAGCCGAACGCGTCAAGGCAGGGAACCATTCTGAAGCTCAGGAAGCTGCGCTGCGCCAAAAGATCCTGACTATTGCTGAGCAAGTGGCAGATCACGAACGCCGCATCAATGACTTGCTGTTTGCCATTTCCGGCAACCGTGTGGTCACGCAAGAAGAACTCAACCGCTTCTTGGAAGACCGCATTGACGTAGTACTTAACCGCCTGGAAATGCCGCCCATGTTTGGCCACACCAAGGGCGTTATCTCCAACTGGTTTTACCAGCAGCTTTCCACTGTGAAAGTGCCCGACTTCTTTGCAGCGACCCAGCTGCAATACACCCGTAACTGGGCCAAGCACAAGCTGGCCTTCAACAAGGAATTGGCTGATGCACGGTAATCCGATTGACACTGCTGAGCAGACTTCACCGCCTGCGGTGGAGAACCTGCAAAAGTATGAACGCCTGAGCATTGAGCGCAAAGCTTTGCAAGACAAAGGCCACTTGCCCGCCTGGTACACAACACCGGGCTGGCAGATGTTCAAAGAAAAGTACACCTTGCCAGGCGAAGACGCTGTGCTGGGCAGGCACAAGCAGATTGCCAAGACGCTTGCCCGTCACCTCAAAGGACGGGAGCTGGAGTGGGAAGCCAAGTTCTTCAACGAACTGTGGGATGGCGTCTTGTCGCCAGCATCACCGGCTTTGTCCAACACTGGAACCAGCCGAGGCATGATGGTTAGCTGCTCAGGCCAGCAAGTCGGAGACTCTGTGGAGTCCTTCTATGACAACCTGCGGGAAACCGCATTGCTGTCCAAGCAGGGCTTTGGCACTAGCGCTGACTTCTCCACCATTCGTGCCCGAGGCACAGCCATCAAGAGCGGCGGCAAAGCCAGCGGACCAGTAGAGGTCATTAATGACTTCTTTACTACCGCTGGCAAGATCAGCCAAGGCGGCAATCGTCGTGGCTCCGTAGGCGCTTACCTTGACATCGAGCACCCAGATTGGGACGAAGCCTGCGACCAGCTGGCAGCGGATCCCAATGGCAAGAACTACGGCTGGATCATCAAGGACACGTTCATTGCCCGTCTGGTGGCAGGTGAAGAAGACGCTTCCAAGCGCTGGATCAAAGCTCTGTACACCAAGCTCACCACGGGCAAGGGCTACATCTTTTGCGTAGACAAAGCCAATCGCCACCGCCCCCAGATGTACAAAGACCATGGTCTGGACATCGTGGCATCCAACCTGTGCAGCGAGATCATGCTGCACTCCAGCGATGAGTACACATACTCCTGCATCCTGTCTTCATTGAACCTTGTTCACTGGGACCGGATCAAGAGCAGCGACTCCGCATTCGTTGCCACAGTGTTTCTGGACTGCCTGTGCAGCGAGTTCATTGAAGCCAGCGAAGGTATCCCTGGCATGGAAAAAGTACGTGAGTTCACCCGCAAAGGCCGAGCCATCGGTCTTGGCATCATGGGTTTCCACACGTACTTGCAAAGCAAAAGCATTCCTTACATCGGACTGGAAGCCCAGTTCCTGTCCGGTGAGATTGCCAAGCATTTGCACGATGAAAGCCTGCGTGCTTCCCAGTGGCTTGCTCAGGAATACAGTGAGCCAGACTGGTGTAAAGGCTACGGGGTGCGCAACACGCACCGCACTGCCTATGCACCGACCAAGTCTACGGCGCTGCTCATGGGCGGTGTCAGCGAGTCTTGGTTCCCAGATCCAGGTGCAGTCTTTGACGCAGGTACAGCTGTAGGCGAGTTGCGCCGGATCACGCCAGTGATCTATGAGGTGATGAAAGCCAAGGGTGTGTACAGCGATGACACGATCCAAAACATCATCGACAACCTGGGATCTGTCCAGCACGTTAGCTGGCTGACCCCCGAGGAAAAGCTGGTCTTTCTCAACGCCTTTGAGATGGATCAGCGGATTATTTTGCGTCACGCTACCCAGCGGCAAAAGTACACCTGTCAGGGCCAGTCTTTGAACTTTTATGTTCCAGAAGACGGCTCTGAAAGCTTAGTAGCTGACCTCATGACTGAAGTGCTTTTGCACCCTGACTGCTTGAGCCAGTACTACATCTACAGCCGGAGCGGCGTCGTCATTAAGGACGAGTGCATTGCCTGCTCAGCGTAGTTTGTAAATCGACAAGGGGGTCTGCTCATCTCAGCAGGCTCCCTTTTTTTTTGGCGTGCTTTCAGCAGAACCAAACCATTACAAGTCCACGCAGAGGGATGTTCACATTATTTAAGGCGTTTCATGCTGCATACCTGTAAGTCTATTGGCTGCCCTGTTTCTATTTCTTCAACCTTAGATTTTTGTCCTGACTGCGAAAAACTTAGTGCTGCTGTGTCTCAAGGCGTGTTTGATTTTGATTCTGAAAACACAGACCTTGTCCCTCTTTTAAAACGCCATGTACGAAATTCCAAACCAGTTAAAAAAATTAAGGACATGGACGTATTTGCTATCCATCAACTATTTGAAATTTACGATTTCTCTGGCTGCATTCAGCAAGCTAGTTCCAAGTTGCTTATGTCCAGCAACAACACTACACGCAAGCCCCGTGCACAAGACATCCGCGATGCACGAGACATTTTGACCCGCTGGCTAGAACTCAACACAGCTGAGCAGTAAATTACAGGCGCCTTCCGGGCGCTTGCCCGATAACTAACAAAGAAGGTAACTCTCTCATGCAACGCTTCACCAACGTCTCTGACGTGCCGCTAGCTCTGGCTGTATTTCTGGCCAGCGATTACTACGACTACAACCATGACGCGCACACCGTCAGCGCAACAACGCTTCTGAAACCCATCCGCCAGATTATTTTGCCATCGCGCATTTCTATGGAAGATGGCATGGCTTCGTTGCCCGACATGATGAGCAACAGGCTTGGTGCAGCAGTGCATGACGGGATAGAACGAGCTTGGCTTAACAACCACCAAGCAGCAATGACCTCACTGGGCTACCCGCCTAAAGTCATTGACCGTGTGCGAGTTAACCCTAAACCAGAAGAACTGACCGATAGCGTGATTCCAATTTACTTGGAGCAGCGCCTGACCAAGAAAGTTGGCAAGTGGACCGTCACGGGCAAGTTTGACTTTGTCGGTGATGGCCGGGTTCAGGATTTCAAAACCGCCTCTGTGTGGTCATACATGAACCAAGTCAACGCTACCAAGCAGACCCAGCAAGGCAGCATTTACCGCTGGCTTGATCCCAAGCTGATCACCCAAGACGAGATGGACATCCACCACATCTTCATGGATTGGAAAGCTGGGATGGTCAAGACCGATCCTAACTACCCCAACCAGCGCTTTAAAAAGCAGACCTTTCCGCTGCTCTCTCTGGCTGAAACAGACGGCTTTATCCGCCGCAAGTTGCAACAGATCGAGCAGTACTGGGATGCTCCAGAAGATGAGATCCCTGAGTGCAACTCAGAAGACCTCTGGCGCTCAGAGCCGCAGTTCAAGTACTACAAGAACCCGGCTTCTATCAAGCGCAGCACCAAGAACTTCGACACCATGCACGACGCACGCCTGCGCTTCATTGAAGACGGCAGCGTCGGCCTGGTCAAAGAAGTTCCTGGTCAAGTCACCGCCTGCAAATACTGTCAGGCATTCCCTATCTGTAGCCAAAAAGACGCTTTGATTGCCAGCGGCGATCTGCTAATGGCCTAACCCTAAAGAAGATTCATGAAACCTTTCAATCAAATGGACTACCACGCAACCAGCGAACGTGTGGTGAGCATCTTGCGCGATCACACCCAGCGTGACGATTCCTTGTTCTTCCGCATTCTGGTGGGCTACTACTTCTGCTTAGTTGCAGCGCAGATGCGCTGCAACATTGACACCCCTGACAAAGGGGAGATTCCAGTAAACATGTATGCGTTAAACCTAGCTCCCTCTGGCTACGGCAAAACGCAATCCATGAACTTGCTGGAAGAGCTGATCCTTGGGCAATTCCGTCACCGCTATGAGCAGGAGACTTTCCCTCTTCTGCTTGAGGACAACTTGCCCAAGCTGGCTGTCAAACGAGCAACCCGCAAGGGCACTGACCCAGATGATGAACTGGCACGCTTGAAGAAGGAAGCAGATCGTCTAGGCGCTCCACGCTTTTCCTTTGATTCCGCTACAGCTCCAGCCATTGAGCAGTTCCGCCATCACTTGTTGTTAGCAAACTGTGGTGGTTTGAACCTGATCATGGACGAAGTTGGCAACAACCTGATCCCCAATCAGGAAGCATTTGTTGCTTTCATCGAGCTGTATGACAAGGGCTTGATCAAATCCAAACTGATCAAAAGCACCAACGACAACGCTCGCAGTGAGGAAATTGTAGGCAAGACGCCAGCCAACTTGTTGATGTTTGGCGTTCCACAGAAGATCTTTGACGGGGCCAAAGTCGAAGAAGAGCTGATGGACATGCTTGGCACAGGCTACGCACGGCGCTGCTTCTTTGGCTACGTCAAGAAAGCCAGCCGCTCGGAGCGCACGCCAGAGCAGATGTACCAAGACCGTACCAGCCAAGCCAATGCTACCGCAATTGAAGCACTGGCTGACCGCATGGAGAACTTGGCTGACATCATCAATGCCAACAAGAAGCTCATCATTAGCAAGGAAACGTGCATCTTGCTCAATGCGTACCAGCTCAACTGCGAACAACGTGCAGACCAGCTGCCTGACCATCAGGAAATTCAGAAGCGTGAGCTTTCTGAACGCTACTTCAAGGTACTCAAGCTTGCAGGTGCGTATGCCTTCATTGATGACTCAACCGCAGTAACTGATGGACATGTGTACAACGCCATCAAACTTGCTGAGGACTCTGGCGAAGCATTCAGCTTGATGCTAGCCCGTGACAAGCCATGGGTAAAGCTGGCTAAGTACATCGCAGCCGTAGGCGCTGACGTAACGCAGGCCGATCTTGCAGAAGAACTTCCCTTTTACAAGGGCGGTACTGCATACAAGAACGAACTGCTGACCTTGGCTACCGCTTATGGCTACAAGAACAACATCATCATCAAGAAAGCTTTTTCTGATGGTATTGAGTTCTTGCGGGGCGAGACACTGAAGGAGACTGATATCAACAAGATGGTCATTGCTTACTCCAGTGACATCACTACCGACTACCGCAATGAAGTAGCTCCTTTCGACATGCTGCACAAACTCACACAGGCTTCTGGCCTGCACTGGGTGGCGCATCATTTGATGGGTGGCTACCGCAACGAGGAAAACGCCATCCCTGGCTTTAACCTGGCTGTCATTGATGTGGACGGGGGAGTGAACATATCCACAGCCAAGCTGCTGCTCAAGAACTACAAGTTCCTGCTGTACACGACCAAGCGCCACACAGACGATGGGCATCGCTTTCGCATCATCCTGCCTTTGAACTACGAACTGAAGATGGAAGCCAAGGACTACAAAGAGTTCATGGCCCACATTTATGACTGGCTTCCGTTTGAAGTGGACAAAGCTACCAATCAGCGTGCACGCAAGTGGCTTTCTAACAATGGCCACTTTGAGTACAACGAAGGTGAGCTGCTCGACGCCTTGCCCTTCATCCCGAAGACCAGCAAGAACGAAGAGCGCAAAGCCCTCATTGACTCCCAGCAGTCCATGGACAACTTAGAGCGGTGGGTCATCAACAACATTGGTGACGGCAACCGCAACAACATGCTGCTGCGTTACGCCATGATTTTGCTGGACGCAGGCTTTGACTTTGAGGGCATCCGCTCTCGCGTCATGGGCCTGAACGACAAGATTGCGGACAAGCTTGAAGAGCAAGAAATCATGGGCACTGTCATGGTGACTGTCATGAAAGCACTGGCTAAACGGTAATCAACATCAGGGGCTTCGGCCCCTTTTTTTACTTGAAAGATTCCTTATGAAATACGGACTGATCTGCATGACCATTTGCCAAGGCATAACGATGGCAGCAGGAGACATCTACGACACCAAGGAAGAAGCACAGGCAGAGCTGAAAGACCTCCATCAAATGAGGGTGGACAGCTGCATGGATCCTGAAGATGATTTTGCTGTCATCGAGATTGTCCAGAAGCCAAATGGATCATGGGAGGACACCTTTGGTGCGCCCATTGAACTGATAGGAGAAAACTCCTGACACCTAAAAACCTATGACCAACATCAACAGCACCTTAGCCCAACGTGGCGACCGCTACGGTGTGTTCAAAGACTTGGCGGGTATTTCCCAGCAACTCAAAAGCATCTTACATAAAGCACCTAACTGGCCGGGCATGGAAGCTGATCAGCGTGAAGCGTTGGAAATGGTAGTCCACAAGATTGCCAGGATCCTCAACGGTGACTCTGCCTACGACGACAACTGGGTGGATATCGCAGGTTACGTAACGCTAGTAGTCAACCGCTTGCATGGCAAAACAGATGCTGGCAATCCGCAGCAGGACATCAAAACAGACAGCGAACGGTACTGGGTCAAGTTCCCGACCACTGCCGCCGTTCAAGTCAGCAAACATGAAACCACAAGTGCCTTCCCGGCACATCTTTGAAAACTAACAAAGGAACCAATGACCCAGCATTACAACGACAACCTGGTCTTGCTATGCGGTAAATCCGCCACTGGCAAATCAGCGTCCCTTATGCAACTGGAAAAGCCAGAAGGCGTGATGTACCTTAACTGCGAGGCAGGCAAGAAGCTACCTTTCAAATCCAAATTCAAGCAGTACGTGATCACCGATCCACTGCAAGTCATGGAAGCATTCGATGCAGCTGAAAGCCTGCCCGATGTGCACACCATTGTGGTGGACTCGCTGACGTACCTGCTTGACATGTACGAAAGCGTGTACGTCCTGAACTCAGCCAATGGCATGAAGGCTTGGGGTGACTTTGCTCAGTACTTCAAGAACCTGATGCAGCAGAACGTGGCCAAGTCCAGCAAGAACGTGATCTTCACAGCCCACACCATGGACACGCTCAACGAGTCCGAGATGCTGATGGAAACCAAAGTGCCCGTCAAAGGTAGCTTGAAGAACAACGGCATTGAAAGCTACTTCAGTGTTGTCATCACGTCCAAGAAAGTGGCACTGAAGGCACTGAAAGACTACGGCTCCAAGCTGTTGGTCATTACTCCCGAGGAAGAGGCACTTGGCTTCAAGTACGTCTTCCAGACCAAGATCACAAAAGAGACGGTAAACGAGCGTCTGCGTGGTCCATTGGGATTGTTTGAGACGAAGGAAACCTTCATCGACAACAACATGCAGCTTGTCATCAACAAGCTGCAAGAGTACTACTCATAACTGAGCAGTCAAGCATCTGAAACTTAAACAACCGCCTTTTAACTTAAACCGAAACAGAAAATCACCATGTCACTTTTGAAAAACCTCATTTCCGATGCTTCCATTGCCAACGAGAAAGACTCTGTTGGTGGAGGCGGCGTACTGGAATCCGGCCTGTACCCAGCTACCGTCACCTTGGTCTACGTTACTAAGTCCGCAGGCGGGGCTACTGGCTTGGTCTTGCACGCTAAAACCAGCCAAGGCCGCGACATTCGCCAGACCCTGTGGATGACCTCTGGCACTGCCAAGGGAGCCAAAAACTACTACGAAAAAGACGGCCAGAAGAACTACCTTCCAGGCTTCATTGCTGCCAATGCTTTGGCATTGCTGGCAACGGGCAAGGAAATCTCTGACCTGGACACTGAGACGAAGGTTGTCAACGTTTACAACTACGACGCCAAAGCCGAAGTGCCTACCAAGGTCGAAGTGCCAGTCGATCTGATGGGCAAAGAAATCATCATTGGCCTGATGAAGCAGACCGTTGACAAGACGGCCAAGAACGAAGCTGGTGAGTACCTGCCTACAGGCGAGACGCGTGATGAGAACGAGATCGACAAGTTCTTCCGCGCATCTGACAAGATGACCACTGCTGAAGTCCGTGCTGCTGCCAATGAGCCAGTGTTTTACAGCACTTGGGAATCAAAGTACGCAGGCGTTGTTCGTATCAAGGCCAGCAAATCTGCAGGCACAGCAGGCGCTCCCAAGTCTGCCTTTGGTGGCGGCGTTGCCATGAAGAAGCCAGCTACCAGCTTGTTTGCTTAAAGCCAGCATGATTAAGCTACCTGAAGCACACGCTGAAAGCGTTGAGGTCAATGACCTTGATGCTTTTGTCAAGATCCTCTTTGGCTGGCATCAGGGACGGGTCAAGGTGCTCCAGCACCTACTGACAGTTCCTGCCACTGGCATTGAGATGCAACTCGATGGCCAAGATGACACTCCACTGGTAGGCGATTACCACAAGGGTTTTATCTTTGGCTTGAACGTAGCTCTTGGCGAACTAGGCAAGCTGCCTTTTGTAGCTGAACTGGAAGAAGCAGCAAGCCCACAGACTCATGCTCAAACCCAGCCGTAAGCTGAAGTTTGTCGGCTGCGACCCCAGCCTCAGAAACTGGGGCTTGGCAATGGCCACCTTTGACACAGCAACCCAGCAGCTCACGGTCAACGAGCTGGCGCTTACCTGTCCTGAGCTTTCCAAAGGCAAGCAGGTGCGTCAGAACTCGCTGGATCTAGCGTCTGCCAGTCAGTTGTACGAAGGCGCTATTGCCGCTGTAAGAGACGCCCATGCGGTATTTGTAGAAGTTCCAGTGGGTAGCCAGTCTGCCCGCGCTATGGCCTCCTACGGCATCTGTGTGGGCGTCCTGGGGGCATTGAGAGCCAATGGCATCCCGTTCTTTGAAGTCACCCCAAGCGAGGTCAAACTCGCTGGGGCTGGCAACAAGACAGCAACCAAGCAGCAAATGATTGAGTGGGCCATGGCTAAGCATCCAGAAGCCAACTGGCCAATCTATAAGCAACACGGCAAGAGCCTGGTCAGCGAAGCGAAAGCAGAGCACCAAGCCGATGCAGTAGCAGCTATCTACGCAGGTATGGCCTGTTCGTCTTTTAAACAACTGCTGCCTTTCATGGCAGCTTCATAGGAAAAAACAATGCAGATCCAACTAAAGCAAACCGAGATCATCACTGCATTAAAGCAGTACATCTCATCGCAGGGCATTGACCTGTCAGACAAGGAAGTCAGCGTCACGTTTACCGCTGGCCGCAAGGAAAGTGGCATCTCCGCTGAGATGGACATCGAAGAAAATTCGCTGCCTGACTTTGCGGAAGACGAAATCAGCGAGGCAGCCCCAGTTGCCAAGGTTTTGAGCATTGTTGCAATGACTGCCCCAGCAGTACTGCACCCGGCTGCAGAACCAGCAGAAGAAGAAGTCTCTGCTGAGCCTGTCAAAACCACCAGCTTGTTCAGCTAAGCCGCATTCGTGGCCAGCGTACTCAAAGGAATCGGCTACTTGATAGCCGCCATTGCCGTACTCACTGTGCTGTTTAGCGGAGGCATTTTAATTGTTGCTGTGGGCATGGCTCTTGGAATTCTTGTCTCATTAATTTCCATGACCTTGTTTACAGCGTCTAGCCTCAAAGCCTTTTTTGAAGAAGACACTCCCAAAAAGTAGCACAGAGACTGAACAATGACACTCCGGAAAGACGGGGATTTTCAAGGCTGGGGATTGCCGCTTGCACAGTCCCCAACCTTGAACATAGCATCACTTCACAATAGACAAGGCAGCGTTGATTGGCGCTATATCGTCTAGCACGGTGGCCAGTTTGAACGCTCCAATATCAAACGGATTGTTGCCAATCCTGCCAAACATTGAACCATCTAGAACGATGGGGCCTAAATCCAGAAACTGTCCCACAGTCATGGCCATCAACGCACGCCCCGGCTTTTCCAGAAAAACTTTGCTGATCACTTTCTGAATCCGCAGGAAGTACTTGGTAAACGGCATCAGGCCCATGTCATCTAGATACTGCAACGCTCGGTGCATAGGGATGTCATAGTTGATAAACGAGTCACTGGCATCCTGTATGGCTTCTGCTTTGGTCATCGGGTTGCGCTTGCTGATGTTGTGCTGGTACAGCGTGTATCGAGCCACAAAGTCAGACAACTGAGTTACGCGGGACAGCCCTTGATACAGCGGCGTACCAGGAGATACAAGTACTGCTTTAGCGACACTCAGCACTTTAGGGTTGAGCTTGTCAGTGTAGGTTTCTACTTTACGGGCAAAGTTGCTTTTGTACGAGTAGATGTCTTCCTCAGCTGCCAAGTCCTCAACAATGGTAGGCATCAATCCCGCATCAATCAGTTCCTTGACTGGGTTGTTTGCAAGATTGTTTTCCAAGCGTGCAATGCGGCGGGTTATCTCAAGATCCTTACCTTGCATGTAGCCAGTGTCCCGCAGCAGCGTAAGCCGAGCCAACTCAGCACTGTCAAGCCGGTACGCTGTTGCTCCTTTAAGTGCAACTGTGTGGTGGCGCAAGATATCAAGGATTGGAACTCCGCTGATCCACAGTAGCGACATGTTGGAGTAGATGTTGCCCAGCATGACCAAGCCTGTCCTGACCACCACAATGTCTTTGGTTTGAGCTACCAGCTCTTGCCAGACCCTTTCGCCTCGCGTAACCATGATGGCTGCTTGCTTGGCGTAGGCATCTGCTTCTTGCTGACTCATGCCCTTAAACACTCGGCCTTGCTGGCTAAGCACTGTCTCCATCCCCATGACAAACAGCTTTTCCAAAGCATTACGCAACGCAGGATCTTTTTCAAACGCATTGGCCAGCGATGCTTTGCGGTAGCCAAACATAATGTCCAGCGCATCGTTCTTGACCATCATGCCGTCATAGCCCCAGATAGCCCGAGCATCGGCTTTACTGTCTGCAGGCAGGAGATTCCAGATTTCCTTCATCTCTTTGTCCAAAGAACCCTGCCCAACCAGCACATAAGCTTGTGGGTTCTTAGCATAGTCAGCGTCGTACTGCGCTTTCAGCGCTTGAAAAGCTGTCTTGTTTTGCTCCCGTGAAGTTTCCTTGTCATAGATAGAACCAGACAAGCTGCCCAGTAACTGGTCAAAGCGGTTGTCCCGTTTGAGCAAATTATCCTTGGTGCTGTTTAGCATCAAGTAACGCCACTTCACAATGTCACCGTATTCGTTGAATACAGGAGCCATGTGGTTAGCCCGGACTTTAGACAGATCAGGACGTGGACCAGGCTTAAACATATCAGCAATGTCTTGTTGGCGTGAAGCCAGCATGTCAGCATTAGCCGAAGCATTCTGCGCACCTGTGTATGTATTGGTATTTGTGTACCCGCTGTGGTTCTCCGTGCCTTTGCTGGTCTTGTTCTTCCAGGAAGTAATTCCCGTCACGCGTCTGCCCATGCCGCCACCGTCGCGGATGTAGAAGTGGCGGACAGAACGATCTGGGTCAGCTCGATCCCTTACCAACTTTGCACCTTTGCTGTAACCCAGCGCCTCTAGCTCTTTGCCTTCTGTAGCGTTAGCCGTTTCCAACTCGACTTTAGGGTCATAAATCTCAGGCAGGTAGCCGTGCACCATCAGTTCAGGCTTGTTCTTGAACAGCCGCTCCAGCGATTCCTTTTCCAGCTGCTTGTGCAGCTTGAGCACAGACTCCACGCCATTGTTGTCGGTGCGTCGGTTTTCAATAGCCAGCACTTTAGACGCTTCAATCCGTGCTGCACTATCGCTGTAGCCCACAGCGTAAAGCGCCACCAGCACTTCAATAGCTTCTCTGGCTTCAGTCGTGCGTGCCACGCTCAGCTTGTTTTGATAACCTGTCTTGTACAGGCGAGCAATATTATGAGCATTTTCTATCTTCAGTGAACCCCGCACACCACCCGTAGCTATTGCTATAGCCAGCGTGTTAGCTTGCTTAATAAAGTAGTGCTGGGCTATACCAAAGCTGCTGAGCTTGGCTTCATACGTTGCTATGGCTTTGTCCAACTCAGGAGTGTTGTCCACCAATCCAGCAATCTCAGCCATGCTGAACTTGCCAATCAAGTAATGCAGGCCCGTACGCAGAAACACTTGGGACACAGCAGCGCTGGCTTCTTTGCTCAAGTCCTTGCCTTGGTTAGCAAAGCCAGCAAGAGCAAACTTAGCTGTGTTGACAATCAGATCTTGACGGTTGCCTTCCATCCACTTGGATACCCGCAGCAAAGCCTGCAAGGCTTTAGCTGGTCCCTGCAGTTCGCCCAGTGTAGAAGCGATAACTCCCAACTTTCCTTTGAACGCCGAGTTGCGCATCGTGCGCAGGTTGTCCATAAAAAGTTCAACCCGGTTATCAGCAAAGGTCTGAACCAATGCGCCTGCTGCCCGAACCGCTGCGTTGTTGTTCTGGGAAATCACCGGAGCGCCAGCCAAGCTGGATATCTTGGTGCGCAGCGCATCCGCTGCAGCTTTGGCACGGTCTTCTATGTTTTCAGTCAACGTGTTACCGCGTGGGTTTGCCAGCACATAACGACGCTTGGCTTCGATGTCTACCAGCTGCCCAACCAGCGCAGTCAGCTTTTCGTCAGCTTGCTGGCCTTTGAAAGTGTGCGTAAGCTTAGCCTGGAAGAAATCCAAGATACCTACAAAGATAGCTTGCAAGCGATCTAAAAAGCTCATGGCTTGAGCAGCACTACGGCTAGTGTCCGTAGCCATCTGCAGCAGCTTGTTAAAGCCCTCATGAGCCATGCCCATGGCAGCGAAGCGAGACAGGTAATCAGACCGCTTGCCGTTGGTTGATTCAAGCTTGAATACAAAGTCATGCAGAGCCTGCGCTGCCGCCTGCTCCGCAGGCGTGGCTTGGCTCCACGGGGAACCTGTGTGAAAAGCTTCAACCTTAATCTTGCCACTGACTTCGGTGTACAGCTTGTCCAGCACTCTGTACGCGCTGGTGCTGTATGCCTCTTTGGCTCCTAATGCAGCACGAACCGTGGCTTCTACTTGCTCGATGGCAAACAGACTTTGGGCAGGCAGGGCAAAGCCAGAGCCAAGGATCTGTGAAGCAAAGGGCGCTTCCCCTGTGTTGAGCGCTTTTTGCCACACATCTTCAGCGGTCAACGCCTGATCTTTCATCAAGCCAGCTTTAAACGAGCCGTACGGTCCGTGTAACTTTTCAACAATGTTGCCCAGCAAGCTTCTTATCTGAGTACTGAACAATGGAGAAAGCTTCTTATCGTCCAGCGCATCATGCAGATCCTGCGTGCTGTAAGTATTTAGCACTGCTTGTGGTGAAGGAGATGCTGGAGGTGTAGCAGAACTTTGCGTAGCCATGCTCATGTTGCGTGGTTCTTGTTTGCGCGTCACAGGTTGCGTTTTAGCAACTTCTGCAAACAGTGCTGAGACGTTGGCAATTAATACACCCAACCCATTAGCAGACGCTACGTCTGTAAAGCCCAGCAGATTTGCCAAGTTAGCTACAAAGATTTGCACACCATTGACTAACTTGCCCAGTGTGGTGGACTGCATAGAGATCTTGGCCAACACTTCAGTCTGAAAGTCTTGGTTAGTCATGCCCCAAGCTATCAACTCATCCAAGTCTTGCACTGCGTTGCCAAACTTTTGCGTTAGTGCTGCGCTGTTCTTGACCGTAGACTGAGCGGCATTCAGCAGTGTGTTTAGCTCTGCAATAAACGGTTGCACTGCAGCATCCGTGCTTTGCAAAATACTGCTTAGCGCTGCGTGAACCAGTTCATGAATCAACAACTCAGTTGTCAAGCCCGAGTCAACAAACTCAGGACTCAACACATAGATTTCCTTTTTGCTTCCGTTAATAGCAAGCCATCCGCGTGCCCCTTTGACTGGGCCATTCAGTGGCAAGTCTCCAGGCGAATCTTTGGTGATGTACTTGATCTTGAGTTCTGGATCTACCAGCTTGACTAATGATCTAACCAACATGCTGTGGAACTTAGGATTTGGAATGCTGCCATCAGTACTAACTTTTCGCAGCAAACCTTCCATCACACGCTTAACGCTAGCTTCCGGGTTAGCTTTAAAGAACGCAACCAGGTCTTCATCAGGAGCAATGTTAGGTGTGCCCAGTGGACCAAACACACTAGTAAGTGTGGCTTTTTTAGGCGAGACTGTTGTTGATGCAACTGGCGCAGCTTTTGTAGCTTTAGCACCAAACATCGTTAGTGCAAAAGCATCCAATGCCTGAAGATCAGCATCTGCGCGAACAAGACTTAGTGCATTAAGTTTGTCCTGCGCTTCTTGGCGATTTTCGTCAGTCACTTTATAGCTGCCGCCGTCCATGGCGTACTGGTCAACAACAGCCCATTGAAGCATGGAACCAAATTTGATTCGGTTGGCTTGCAGAGCTTCACTAAAAATCTGCAATGCGGCTGCATCCACAATTGATTCAGGTTTGCTGCCTTTTTTCTTTTTAGAAAGAGCAATCAGTTTTTCCTCAATTGCAGCTTTAATTTCCGGTGTCAACTCACCGCGTTGATCCATAGCTACTATGCCTTGAACTACCCGCATCAGTGCATCGTGCGCTTCATTTAGCGGGGAGTAGTTGAGTGTCTTAGTCCAAGTGCTTTTGTTCAGCGACTCCGCTGACTCAGCCAATGTATTAATACCTGCACCCACCGCGTCATGATTGTTTACAACATGATTAACTAGCTGTGCTTCATGGGACAAAGCGCTGTCTAAAGCGTGTGTTGTGCCAGAAATAGCAATCACTCCAGGCTCATCCCGAGTGACTGAACGACCAGAAACAGAAATCTGGCTGGCATTGTTTTTCAACTTCGACCCAAAACCAACTTCAACTGCGTACGGTGCAGTGTTGTTTTGCTTGCGGCTTTTCTTGGCCAACAAAATGCCGTTGTCAACTTTACCCTCGTCCTTAGACATTGCTGTGTGCATCGTAGGCAAAATGTCTTTTAACCGTTCAGCAAGCTCTTCTTCTTGTACCTTGCTTAAATCATGAATTGGTTCTCCCATTGAAATTGGGATGCCCATTTCTTTTATCATTGCCAAACGAGACGCGCTGTAAACTGCTTCATACAAGCCATAAGTCAAGTTAACCGTTTGCGTTACCAGCTTACTTCTATCTAAAAATGGCTTGAAGTTAGTGCCTACCACTTCTTTTGTAGCCGCGCCGATAGTACTTGTGTACGCGCTACGCAGTGCAAATTCTTGATCCTTTGACAACGTATAGCCTAAGTAATATGCAATAGGTTTGCCAATCGGGATCTGACGTACTTGCCCTGAATTTAACAATACATTGATATTGCGCACAAACTCATTGACCGTATTTTGATCAACGCCTTTGCGTGAAAGACCTTCCATCTTTTCGTAAATGACATCGACATAGTCGTACGCCATTTTTCCGATAATGCTTTTAAAGCCGCCGCCGTAGTTCAGCGGATTGATTGGCCCCTTGAGCAAGTCCCGCCCATCTTTAGTTGCTTCCAATGCGGCATTAATTGGGGATCCTGCAGTTGCCCAAATTGCGCCTGTTACATCACGAGTGTTGGCAGGCATCGAGTCTACGTAGGAATGCAAATCCTGAGCATTGGATTCGTAAATGTCCTGATGAGTAGGAGTGCCGCGCCAGATGTTGTACTGACGGAATTTGCTACCCAGCGTGTAAATGCCGCCTTTTTCAAGCAACGTGTTTAGCTCTTCTGCAGTAGCCGCTGCCCCATACATGATCGAATTGAGGATTGAGCCGTTGGACACACCATCAACTTCTCCCATTAAGTTAGTTGTAAACGTATCTGCTTTCGTGTCCAACGCTTGCTGGTAATGAGCGTACGCAATCAACGAAGCCAAGGTATGCAGTTTTTGTCCGCCTGTTTTAACTGATGTTTTAATTGCTGCTTGTTGTTCAATACTTAACGATGCGTCTTGGGTAAACAAAGCTATCTGCAGCGCTTTGACAGCTTCTTGCATAGCAGGGGTTTGCATCAAGGAAGCAAGAGCATCAACAGACTTTTGACTGTCAGCTTTTTCTGGCTTAATCCCGAAGCCTTCTGAAGCACGCAACATAAAAGACTGGAGCTGGCTTTCAGTGCTCAAAGTAATCTTGGTGCTCCAGCTGTCAGGAGCAATCAACCAGCGAACAATCTTGCTGGTGTTTGGATTTACAGTGTTGGTCTTGTAGCCTGAACGCTGCTGCTTCCACATTACTTGGCTCAGAAAAAACTCCTGATCCATGCCTTTCACACTTGTAGCCAGATCGCCTATAAATTCCATGAGGTTTTTAAACTCACGCGTTAAGCCATCGTTCTTTGCTTGCTTGCTTTTTAGATTGCGACGATGGGTGTGGTCAGTTGAGTTATCAACTCCAGCCATCTCCATGCCTTCTTCTTCTGAAAAGAAACTTAGCACCTTCAAGGGGTCTTTGTTTGCTTTCCATGGGCGGGTCTGATTAAGCCTGAACACTTTCTTGATAAAGCCAGGTAGGCCCATCCCGGTGTCGGATTCTTTCTGAACACCTTTTATGGGGGTAAGGCTTGGAAAAGTTTGTCCTGTTTCGATTCCAAACAAGTTTTGAATCAGATTCTGAGATCCTTTATTTGCATCTGCAATGTCCTTGGCTTCCCCAACAAGCTGTCCTTCTTCGTCACGAGATAACTGGAAAAAGTGATGGCCAAGTATTCTGTCTGTCACCGATGCAGTTTCCTCTGCTTCATTTTCAGGCTCCTTTTCCCCAAAAAGATCCTCATTACGAAGTCTGTTTATTTCGCCGTTTGTCAAAGAATGCCGAACCAGTAAGCCCCGGTCCTCCATCAGCTTCAACGTATGGGCGCCAAGAGACACTTGCAATTTGGCCAGCATGTCTTTTGGAGCGTTGTTGTCCAGCTTAAACCCCAGAGCATCTATAACAGCTGCACCAAGTGAATCAATCACCTGAGACATGTACACGCCAACGTCTGTCAACGCTTCTATGGCATCTGTACTAACAGGCGAGTCAGGGCGATGACCCAAAGTTTTGTTGATTGCTTTGTTGTCGTTTTTTGCAGCTCGGCTTGCTTGATCTGCAATGTATCCAAACACTGCAGCACTCATTGCTGTCTTTATATTTTGTTCAACATCAGCTGTGGTTTTTCCATTTGCGCTAGTTGTCTGAACCAAGTACCGGATTGGATCCGCGTAGTTAAATTTTTCGTACGGAAAAATCTTGAGGTTGCGAACAATGATTGGCGACCATTCTGCAGTCTTCTCAACAAACTTAGCCCACACCAGCAATTTTGAACCTTTGTTCAAGTCCTGGTTCTTGACGTACTCCCCAATCTTTACTGTGCCTGCAGCTACTGCAGACATGAAGTTTTTAACAGCAACTAACGGGCGTTTTGAGCCATCTGTGTCTTTGCCAATTGCCTGAGTAAAAAAGTCACCTAGCTTCTTTTCATTGTGGGGTGTCCCCTCCGGGGATTTTTGTTGAACTGCTAAAAGGGTTCCAGATCCATCAGTAGCAAGCTCAGCTGTGCTATTCTCTGAATTAGACTGGTTTTCCTCTGTAGTGGCTGCAGGCTTCTCAGCTGACTCAGTCAACTCAGCAGACTTAGTAACTTTAGTATTCACAGAAGAGACGGAAGTCTCTTCATTTACTGGAGTTGTCTCAGCTACTACTGCAGTTGACTCAAGTACAGCGCTGGCCGGGGCAGCAGCAGCAGCTTCGCGCAGTCGCTTATTGCGACCTTGCTCCCACACCTTGAATTCCGCTGCACCTTCTGCCGTCATTCTTGAAGGAATGCCCAAAGTAGCGCGAACACGGCCTACAAAACCTCGTCGGTCGGACTTGTCCAAAAAGTCAAGCGCCACACCTAGTTCAGCATCGACATCGTTGACTGTCTTGCCTTGAGCAAAAAGCGCTTCAATTTTGTCTGTCAACCCAAGCCTGTCAGCAAGATCTCTATCTGTTTGTGCATTAGTGTTGTTGTAGCCAGATACGTTTGTGCCTACTTGCACCCGAGGCGCTGTGCTAATTACCCTAGTGGCTTGTACTGGTCCAGCGGCTCCTGTAGCTGCGGGTACTCCTTGAGGGGAGGGCGCTGGGCTTCCAGTTGGCGCAGGGGTTTGTATTGGAGGGGCTTCAGCTTGACCTTGTGCTCCTTGTCCTGGTTGTGATTCGTTCGGGACATTGGCAGCTCCAGTTGATTGGGGTGCACCAGCAGCAGCTGGGTTGAACTTCATGTCATACGCACGAGTTAAAAAACTCAGTGTCGAAGCCAGCGCTTCAGCTTCTTGCTGAATGTTGTCAACAAGCTTAGGGGACTTCATGGCCAGTCCGCCATTAGCGGTTAACTGCGCTTCAGTCAGCGAGCCATCACCAATTTTCCATTGACCGTTGGCTTTGATAATTTGTACGCCTAGCCCTTTAGCCAGCGCAGCAGCAGCCACTTGTCCTTTACTGCGGTGGTCTTCTTCAAAAGCTGCCAGGTCATCAAGCTGCTTTTGTGCCTGCTTGATGTTGCCCGTTTTGATTGCCTGAGCCATGCGCTCTTGATAATCCTTGATGCCTACGTTGCCCCCACCGCCTTGGTAAATTTGCTGGGATGTCTTGTCCATATCCATCAGCAGGTTTTGTTCTTGCCGTGCTTTGGAAAACTCCCGCAAGTACTCCCGTTGAGGCGCAGTCAACGCATTTGCAGTATTGTTAGCCAGCTCTTCTGCCTTGGCAGGATCAAGCAGCTGCGGTGAAGCCATCGCCAAATTGACAATGCGCGTGGCAGCAACTGTTGAAGCTTCCACTGCAACGAGATCTGTAGGGTCTGCTGGCGTACTTAGCCCTGCAAGCATGGCTTCAACGCCAGTGCCTGCCTGCACAAACTGATTAAGCTCCGTCTTGGCGCTCTTCACGCCTGCAATCTGGGAGTCCAGTTGCGCCAGTTCTTTTTCCAGCGTCTTGGTAAGCTTGGCGTCTGCCTTGTCTGTTTCCAGCGCAGGGATTTGTAGCCGCAAATTGTCCAAGTAACCGTTCAAAGCGGCTATGTCTGCAACCTTGGCCGGGTCGGTATTTGCTACCAACTTCATTACTTTAGCGATTTCGGCTTGTACGCCTTTGAGCGTTTTAGTAGAAAAGTCTGCTGCCAACGCTTCTTGCTTTTGAACCAGTACGTCTTCAATCTCATTGGCTTTAACCAAATGAGCTTGTTTGGTTTCATCAGTAGTGGTCGCTAGCTGGGCATTGCCCTGAAGCGCAGCAATTGCTCGCTCTGGTGCGTAGGTGCGAGCAGCGGGATCTGCCAGAGCAGTGACATTGCCTGTGGCAATAGCCCTGTCTTGCAAGACCGCCGTGTCCTGATAGCGCTGCTTGGCTTCGCCTACTCCTTTGGCCAGCCCCATAGGTGCGCCCATGACAGCACCCGTGACCATGCCTAAAGCAGCAGCGTTGCCCACGCCATCAGTCAGTGATTTACCCAGCGCTGCGTTCTGCAGCATGGTTTCGCCCGTGGACTGCAGAGCTTCTTCTCCACCTTCCAGCACAGTAGCTCCTGCGGTACGTGTCAACACGCCACGCTGTGATGTGCCCAGCGTACCTTTGACGATAGCTTCATCTATGTCGCCAAGCCCAGCCTTGTTAGCCAAGCCACCACTCAGGCGGGATACAGCAGCGCCCATGACGCCTGTAGTACCAGCGGCCAGGGACTGTTTAAAGCTCAGGCGCTTGTCTTCTGTTTGCCCACGGATCTGCTCGGCTGCAGAGCCAGCCATGGTCAAGCCTTCGCCTGCTGCGGTAGCCAGCTTGACGCCAGCACCCAGTGCTTGCAGTCCTCGGGCTGCTACGCCACCTGCCAGCATCGGGAAAAGCGACTCCAACAGCAGCTGAGGGACGGTGCTTGGATTCTCAGCCACTTGGTCCAAGGTGTTCCAAAAGCCTTCTGCACCGTTAACAGCTTGGGTGGACGCCTGCATTTCAGCAGACTTGAGCGAGTTAAGGAACGCCTTGGCTTCAGCAGGGCGAAAACCAGCGTCTTCCAGTAGCTTGCCTGCTGCACCGCCAGAGACGATGCTTGCTAAACCAACGACAGACTCTGGTACAGAGATAGCAGAGTTAGCCAGGCTCAGCCCACTATCGACCACCATACGGCCTAAGCCAGCAGGCTTAACTCCGTTCCTGTCGGGAGCAACTTCAGCATCAATTTCTGCACGGCGCTTGTCAATCTTGGAAGAAAAACGTTCTAAGTTATCAGCGTCTTGTAAAAGCCTGCCGCGTGCTTCAGGTGCGTTGATTATTTTCAGGTCTGCAGGAGTTGCTATACCTGCTTTGTATCTTTGATACGCTTCTTGTACTGGAAGATCTACAAAGGTGCGATTTGCGCGAGCCAGTTCACTGGCCGCACCTGAAGCAATAGCTCCTGCGCCATCAGCCACACCAGCAAGCGTAGCAACACCGCGATTAACAACAGATCCCAACAGGTCATCAGGACTCAAGCCATAGCGGCCTACTAAAGAATTAGCTACGTCTTTTTCACGAGCCAGTTGTAGCTGTTTAATTCTTTCCAGCTCCAGTATCTTTCTACTACTAGCTTCTTGCACGGCAGCAAATTTTTCCTGCGCCCCCAAGGAATGGTCAGCAGAAAAATCAGAAGAAATAAAGTATTCGTCGTAACTTGTTGCCATGTAATGCCCTCAATATCAGATTACCCAATGATAAAGGGGAAGCAGTATTAACTACTCCCCCTTTTTAAATAGAGTTAAGTTTCTATTATTTTTGCGGCTGGCCTGACATGATGGCAGCTACTGCTCGCTGACGGTTGCCTGCTCTACTTTTCTCACCTGATTGAATGGACTCAATCACGCCAGAAGTTTCCATTCGATCTTGCAAATATTTTTTGGCTCTGTTTGCTCTTTGGTCATCGCGCCAAAAACCGCCTTCCGTGGAGTTAATAGCCCCAAGAATATCCTGTTTAGATGGCGTCACCATCTTGCCGTCTTTGGTGCGGATTCCCTGAGTTGCCATTTTGAAGATGAAATCATTTACGTTTGCTAAATCTTCTTTGTCGTTTTCCGTATTAAAGCCTTCACCTGTAAAAAGCTTAGCCGTTATGGCGGTCAGCTCTTCATAGTTTTTCATAGCATTTGGGCTATTAGGTGCATACCAATTAGACGAATCCGCTTCTTTGTCAGTTACCTCTCTGATAGCTGCAGTCATGCGACTGTTATACGCATCGTTACCAACAGCTGCGTTCTCAGTGCTGGTGTCAAATGCTTTAATGACAGCTGCACGATTTCTTGCCAATGCTTGTGGTGTAAAACGAGTGTCGCTTTCTAATCCAGACAAAAACAAGTTAGCCATCTTGGTATTACCCGAGAAAACTTGATCTGTCGTAGGCAAGCCTGCTTTTTTAGCATCAGCATCTAGTTGCTGACGGTTCTCAGGCGTAAGCTTGCTCATGTCTGGTGCACCTAGCGCGTCCAAGGTGTATCCCCGAATTGCTGCCAGACCCCCTAACTTAATCATGTTGTCCCGCGTTCCACTTCGGAAAGCGCTTGCCGTATCGGTGGTCACGCTAGTAATTAAACGATCTTCAGCTTGTTCTCTAGCAGTGCGCTGTTGATCTACCAAACCTACGCCTGTTAGCTCTTGTTGCAACAAAGCTTGACGTTCCATTTCTGGCGTTTGACGGGTTTTAAATTCTGCAGCCCGAACAGCCAAAGGATCGTTAATAGCAGACAGCCTATCTACTTGCGCTTCCGCACTACGTGCACGAGACGCCGTACGGTTAGCCTCCAAAAATTGGCCACGATTGCGGGTAAGCTGCGGAACCAATTCATCTGCTTTTTCATACTGTCCGCTGGCACGTAACGCTTTAATTTGCTCTTCAACAGGACGCTGTGCAAGCAACTCAGCAGAATCTGCATAAGCATTGCCTGCTGTCGCTTGCTGCTGCAAGCTAGTGATACGTGACTCAGTTGCACCACGCACTGCTGCCTGATTACGTGGATCCAGTGCTGCCAAGCGTTGATCCAACACACCAGACATACGGGCTGCTTGCAGATCTTCTGGCGTCTTGTAGCTCTGAACAAGGTTCAGATACTCTTCCTGGCTGGCCTGTCGGCCACGGTCAGCCACACTCTGATTGACTTGTTCACGGTCTGCAATCAGTGAAGCAAACTTATCAAAGCCGCCCGTGATGCCTTGCTGCGCCAAAGCCATGCCACGCATGGAGTCATTGTTAGACGGAGCATTGACGTTTTGCCAAGTAATAGGGATGCTCATACTTTTACTCCATACTTGGACATGTAATCTACAGCTGCCATTGAGTCAGGCCGTTCAATGTTGCGGCGTACTTGGCGATCATTTAGCCGTGCGTTTGTCAGGCCACCTTGCACTGCAAAATTCTGTGCGCTTACCCGTTTGTTTTCTTCAAACATGTCTTTGGCCAAGCCGTACTGTTTCATGCCCATAAAGGTATTGGCAGCACCGCCAATAGCGCTCATTGCCAAGCCACCCCAGCCAGGAGCTTCTCTTGTTCCAATAGCACCTTTAAATAATGAGCCTAGCCCGTCACCCATTTTGTCCAGCAAGCCATAGCTCTGCCCATTCACCAGCCCGCCTGCGTTAAGCAAGCCACCGCCGTTGGTAAACATATCGCTGGACATGTCTGCGCCGTTCACATAACCAAGCAAGTTAGGCGAATTCTGAATCTGGCCACCTGCATTTGGAATACCTGAACTGCCATAAGCATCGCTGGCCATGTCCATGTAGTTTGTGTAATTGCCAGCGTAGCCGGGTTGTGGGCCGTAACCCCGCATGTACCCGTACATTGAATCGTATGCACTCATGATTTTTCTCCTATTGTTTCAAGTGTTTCGTCTAACTTCGGAAGAGTGAGAGCGATATCCACATAGGAGGAAATTGCGCTAATACTTAATACTCCGACATTACCGGAGTGAACGGTCCGATTATAAAAGTCATTTGGAGTTTCCCCAAATATCACAAAAGGACTGAGGAAGCTTGTTGTCTCCAGTAACTTATTAGCTGCGTCCAGAGTTTTAGTTTGTTCCTTCATGAATTCAAAGTAATCAGTCTGTGCTTCTGCCAGATCTAAAAACTTGTCTTGCATGATGGCCCCCTGTAGTCCCGTGGCCACTTCTAGCATGACTTGAGCAAACGGTGCGCCCGCCATACCCGGCGAGGTAATAAACTCATACCCGCCATAAATAATTGCCGCAATGGCAATCAGGGTAGCTATATCTTGGCCAAACACTTTTACAAATAGCTTGAACAATGCAGGCAAAACAATTGGCGCAATAACCTGACTTATCACAATCATTAAGATGATTGCTTGTGTAGTAGTAATTGAGAGGTATGCTGCCAAAGTAGCACCGCCATCAACAAACGCCATGGCAACAGCCACAATAAACATTACTACTCTGAAAATACCAGTTTGATACCACTTAACTTTGGTAATAATCACACTGTTAAACACAATGTGCAATGAACGGGAATACAGTTCCTCTCGCTCAGTAATTTGCATGTCTGAGCTAATAGCCCGGTCAATGGGAATCAGCAAGATAGCGTCCTGCTCATCTCCTACCGTGGTGTAGTTACCCAGCACGTAATAAACCATACGCAAGCCAGACACTGTGATTTCGTCGTACAGGGTTTTGCTGACCTGAAAACGATACGTGTGCTTAGGTGCAGACCAGTCAGGAAACGCTTCCAACAGCCCGGTGCTGTCATCGACTGGTATTTCCACAACCTCGCTTACATAAGCTGCTGTGCAAGTGCCTACAGGCGCTACAACACCAACGCGTCTACGCCTAGCAATGCCGTTATGGCTCAAAGCCATCTTGAACTGGCGGTCTTGAATAACAATCGTGTTGGCTGCAGCGCGGTCAAACAGCCGTGCAAATAGCCCACTTACCCCACTAACGCCGCTTAAACCTGTACGGTTGCTGGATACAAAGTACAAATTTTCAAAGTACTTGAACAAGTACTTGGCTTCTACAGCGTTACTGGTGACAGCAGGCACAGCCATGGTCAGCATGGCTTGCTGAACATCGGCAATATCTGGATTGGTATTGATCGCATCAGCCATTGCGTCAAAGTCCATCCCAAGAAACTTCACCATCTTCTTGGAAGTTTTGTACGCATCACTCGTCTTGTCTGCGTTGGTGGACTGCTTGTTATAGCGAAAGTGCGTAAACGGAAAGTACGAGCCAGACGCTTCAAACTCAGAAGAGAACACTTTGTCTAGCTCGGGATACTGGCCAGCACCGTAACGGTATGCCCAGTACTTGGTCTGCCCGTTGACTGTGTACTTAGCCTGGTAGTAGTCCGCGTCTGGGTCATCGTCGTACTCTCCAAGGGAGAGCAGCAGGCTGGCTTCGTTGATCACTGCTCCGGTCTTCCAGACAAAGCTAACCCTAAGCTTGGCTTCAGACAAGGAAGCGTCAATCACAGGCACACTGGCTTGAACCAATGCACTAGTAAGAACAGAGGAAGCCAAGCGCTCAGGCGTGTAGCCTGCATTGGGCGGTGTATCCCACTGCTCAAACGCATTGGGTGCGTAGCCTGCTGCCACCACAGGAGGAAGCACCATCACCATGTCGTTGAGGTAAACAGGCACGCCTTTTTGAGCGCTCAACACAGCCAGCTGGTTGCTGCTGGCGTCATAGCCGTAGTCGCTAGCTAACTGCATCCAGCCTACATGCAGGTTGTTAATCGGACCAAAATGGGAATACGCCATGAACACTGGCGAGCCTTCTAATTGGTTCAGGACTGTCTGCATTTCATCCCGTCCGCGTGTGTCCGAATACACATCTCCTGAAGGAGAGCCATGCGTGTAGTGCTTTTCCGCGTAGGTATACATGCGCTCAGCACGTACAGCAATGCTGCCAACTAGCTCTTCCAGAATGTTTTCATTCAGGCTTTCATCGCGCAAAATGCCTTTCATTACCCCACTCTTCACAGCATCGGGGATCCCGTTGTCATCCATAACACGGGACACAAATGTGTTTACCGTAGTGACTTTTTTGCTGCTGAAGATTCCCATAAAGCTGTGCCTTCTTTGGTGATAAAAAAAGGGGAGCACTCGGCTCCCCTGATCTTGTGGTCTGCGCTTCTACAGGCCCACGCCTGAAAGCAACTTGGTAACGGCTTGGCCCACAAACACATCGCTCAACTTGTTAGTGCCATCCGCTGGCGCTGCATCGGGATCTGTTGTGCGACGTACGTTCCACGTATCAACCATGACCTTGGCTGCTTTTTGCTCGGCATCCCGCGAGAAGCCAGAGGTCTGTGCTTGGTACAGCTGCTTTTGCCGACCCACTACCGAGTTGTCATCCACACCCAGTGCCGTAACCTGTGCACGCTCTGTTGCTGATTTCTGCGCCAACAACGAAGTTTCCTGTGCAATCTTGAGGTTGGTACTAACCAGCACATCAAACTCTGCACGAAGCTTGCACTCAGTAGCCAGTAGAACTGTGCCTTCAATAATTGCGTTGGCTTTTTGCTGCGTAACCAATGCGGTTTGCGCTTCTAGTTGCAACTTTTGCGAAGTCAGATTCAGTGTCTGTTGAGTAACTTGTGCTTTGTTAGCATCAATGACCAAACCCTGCTTTGGAATATTAAGGGCTTCAGCAACTAAATTAGTGGTTTGTTGCGTAATCTGTGCTGCTTGTTTATCAAGGACTACACCCTGTTTAGGAATGTTCAAAGCTTCTACTACAGCATTGGCTTTTTGCTGGTTAATCAAAGCAGTCTGTGCTTCAATTTGTGCCAATGCAGCATCAGCTTTAAGCAGCTCCTTGCCAGCTAGCAAAATCTGTTTGTTCAACAGCTCAACTTCCAGCGCAGTTTTGTCCTTGGTCAGTAGAAAACTAAGTGCTGTCTGCAGCACCTGGGTAAGCGATCCCAGATAGACCGTTGAATACTCTGGCCCCTTGATTCGGCCTTTGCCGAACTCTGATTCCAGATGCGCTGCGTTGGCACGCATCAAGACATCAAATACGCCTGTGCCATCCAGGCGGGCTTGGGTCAGGTCGCTGACAGCAATAGTAGTCATAGGTCTATCCGGGCTAGGTGGTCAATCAGTCGATGGATTTGCTGATGGCTTGGCGCTGAGCCAAGTCATGAAGCTCTTCTGCCGTCAACGGAGCAAGTACTTCAATGGCAAATTCCTTGATGAGCTTGCCCTTGCGGGAGGTGTTGCCGCGTGAGTCACGCACAGCCACAAAGATCTGGCACTGGCGCTCGCGCATTTGTTCATAAATGATGCGCGGTACATGCCAGCCGTCTTCAGTGTTGAAAGGGACAAACTTCTTGACCGAACCCACCAGTGAATTGCCGCAGGTAAAGATCTCGCCTTCCCACTCAGCCTTGGCGGGATTCATGCAGGACACCCGAATACGCACCAACTCGTTAGCTTTGCGCTTCAGACGCAGGCGCTTTGCACCTTCTGTCTCTGGAACTTCTGCAGCTGCTGCCAATTCGGGCTTGGCTTCAGCTGCTGCTTGTTCTTGCTCGCCGCTCAAGGCAGCAGCTACTTTAGTTTTGAGTTTTTCCAGACCAATGGCAGGGTGGTAGGTGACGCCCAGCATGTCGGCACGCGCCTTCAAGGTGGCTAGCTCGTCTTGCACAAGTGGTTGGTCGTTGTCGATATCAGACATTGCGATTCCTCAATAGGGGATAAACAAATACTCAGAAAAAAAGGGAGCGAGCTTGTGGCCCACTCCCTTAACTCACCTACTTACAGACGGGCAACCGTCTTGATCAGAGCAATACGCTCAGGACGCAGAGCCATAAAGCCGTAGTACCACTTGATCGACATAAAGCCCGTCTCACCATATGGATCGTTACGGTCAGCAGTTGCTTCACCCGGCATCTTGTGGGTGATCTTGAACTTCACGGTCTTGCCATCGGTCTGGAAACCAACAGTCGTGAAGGATTCATCGCCAACAACCAGGATTGGGAACACGTCGAACTTGTTGCTCGTCTCGTAGTTGGCAGAATCGGCAGACGCATCAGCACCAGCGCCAGCAAACTTGACCATCTCAGGGACAACCACCAGACGGAACTGGTCCACAGCACCGGCTTCACCGCGCAGCGTCTCACCACCAGCGGCGTACTGCTCAACAGCGATAAAAGCTGGGTTGTTATGCAGATCCTTCATGGCTTTGAAGGTTGGCAGCAACTCAGTACCGATGTAGGCCACACGGGCTGCAGGCAGGACACGGGTATCAACCATGCGCGAGCCATTGATCACCTTGGTGTGCTTTGGAGTGCGGTTGTTATCCAGATCAATAGACAGCTGCATCAAGTCGCGGTAGCTAACCAAGGCATCAGCGCCCATGGTGACGTTAGACGTAGCGTTGCCTGCGTACTTGATCACGCCAGCAGCGCTGATCAGGTCAATTTGCAGCGCGTCTTCGGTCATCTCGTTGGCGCCCATGATCATTTCGCGGTTGATGTGCATCATCAACTCAGCGTCCGTATCAAAGTCCAGCGATTCCTGGGTGTATTCGTCAAAAAAGCCAAACTTTTCCAGCGTGCCTTCAATTTCCTTACGCTTGAAGCCAACACGGTTGACGCGGCCACCCGACTCGGACAGCACAGGCAGTTTGCCCGTGATCGTGCCGATGTCTTTGGACGAACCATACAGATTGCCGCCAGCACTGGTCACGCCTGCAGCGTCGATACCCTGGTCATTGATGTTGTCGTCATCGAGCAGCGGCAGGTAGTGGTAACGCTTGATTTTCTTGCCCAGATTCTTGGGCATAGAGGTCACATCGGCCAGCTGGCTGAAGTACTGCTCTTTTTGAGCTTCGATCAGAGCTTTCTTCTGATAGAACTCATTGGTGATTTGCGGACCGACGCTGGAAGCGACGGCGGGGGGCGACTTATATTGAATAGACATTGTCAGTTCCTTGATAATTAAAATTAACGGAACCTGTTATCAGCAAGTTTGCTGAATTCCTCGTCCGACAAAGCCAATGGATTGAAGTCCTTGGTAGTTGCCGTAGGAGATACAGGTTTAGTGGAGCTTGCAGCTCGCCTTTTTTCCTTGAGCCTGTCATCTTCGGCTTTCTTCGGTTTAGGTTCCACGATCACTGGGGCAGAAGCTTGTGGTTTCTTTTGGGCTTGGCCCAAATGATCAAACCCACTTCGCGCCTGGATCGCATCACCTACTTGCCGGTAAGCTTCAATATCAGACAAACCATTTAAGCGACCAAACACGCGTTCGCTTTCAACCTCTTTACTGATCAAGTCATAGATGCCCGACTCCATGTGGGCGTTAATGACTTTCAACAGTTGTGGTGTCTGCGAAATAACCTGTTTGCTTGCACCGTCCCACTTCTGACTGACAACGTCCAATGTCCGGGCATACGTTGGAGTATCTTGAATTTCATCAAGAACCGTATCCAGATCAATCTCTCGGTCATCAACAGCGTGAATTTTCGGTCTGTACTCGCCTGCTTTCTCAGCGTCAAGATCCATAGGATCAATGCCGCTTTCCTTAACTAGCTTGTTGATTGCGGCTGGATTTTTTTTATCCAGGTCAATCAAAAAGCTGAGCTTTTCCTCGTTCATCAAGTTGTTGTTTTCCAACAGCTTCATGATTTTCAGATTCGGCTTCAATGCCGCCATCTTCTTGTTGTAGTTCGCACCCATCTGCATGAGCGCAATTGCATCCTCGGCAGACTTGACCTGAATCTCCCGGCCATTAGCCTTGAAGGGTGCGGTCAGCCGCTTGTATTCGGCTTCATAGTCAATCTTGACTTCTGGCTCTTGCTCAGCTTCAGGAGCTTTGGTGTCTGCCGACTCTGCAGCTTCGTTCGTCGCCGTTCCGGCTCCTTCGTCAGCTGCATCGTCTTGGTCTTCGTCATTGTTTGTAAAGGGACCAGCAGCCTGTGCTGTTTCACCTGCATCATCAGCATCTTCGTTGCTGTCTTCTTCGTCATCTGCTTGGGCAGTAGAAGCAGGAGCGGACAGCACACCTCCTGCCATGATTTCAGCGTCAGACATGCTGAGGTAATTCGTCTGCTCAACGGCAGCGGATTCATTAACTGGGGTATCGACTACGGTATCTGACATTATTGAAGTTCCTCTGCAAGCAGTTCATCACGGGCTTCTTCATCAGCAGCAATTGATTTGCTAGCCTGATTCGCTTGAATAAGGATTGTGTTGAAGTACTGGCTCAGTACGCCTACAGCATCCATTTGGGTGATGATTGATTTTTGAATATCGCCGCTTTGCATATTCCGGTCCGCTTTTAAGTGAACCAGTCGGATGGCTTCTTTCTCAAAGAAACCTTCAACAATTACTTTCTTGAAATCCTTGTTGCCTTTTAGGCGCTCCAAGGCATCTCCAAATTCAACCAAGCTTTTGGCTTGTTTGATGTTTTGCTCAATCTCTTGGATTGTTTCAGTACTCATTGGTCTACCAGTGCTTTGAAAGTTAATAGAGGCGTTTAAAAATTAATACCTTAAACGTCCCGTACTATATAGCAAATTAATATTATCTCTGGCGTAAGTACTCTTTTAACAAATCAGAGTTGCGATCTTCATTAACAAAGTTGCGGTCCATCATCTTTAGTTTGGCTTGGCTACGGGCCTGTTCACCATGAAGTTCCTTGGACCGCTCTTGTTTAACGCCGGACTCCTGTTCAACAAAGTCCAGGTTCTTCAAATCAGTATCTGACTTGAGATACTGCTGCTTAGCCTGCTCAGTACCTGCTTTAGCCATGTCCAACTGAGCACCTGATTGACGTTCCATTGCTTGAGCACGTTCGTTTTCCAACTGTGCTTCCAACAGCTGTACTTCCAACTCAGCTTTACGCTGAGCCAGTTCATTTGGCTGAGGCTGGAATGTCTCAATCTTCTTGGCCAGATCAGGCATCTTTCTCAGACGCGCAATATCAGACAGAATCATGTTGCGTAGCTCGCCGTCCATGTTGTTGCCTGTGGTCTGCAGCATGAAAGCCAGTTGTTCGGCTTTGTTGTTGTCTTCTTCCGCCGTGGAAATAGACAGCCGCAAATCAAACTTGCCCGGCAGATCGTCTTTGCGTACCGTGACAAATTCTTCATTGGTCACGCGCACCACTTCTTCGTCAGAAAGGAACTCAGCGTTCATGCTGATGATCTTTCGGCCAATCTTGATGATGCCGCTGGACAAGCGCCGAAGGATCCCAAGCTCACGCTTGGAAGCTGCGTCCAATGCCCCGCGCACGCCTGCGGCTACATCGCCCAGACCCATACCTGTCACGCCCTGCGAGTAGGCTTTAACCCCCGTCAGGGATTCCGCTTCCATGTTCTGCAACTGCAGCATGAACTGAGCAGACTGCGGGATCTCTGGGTAAGTGTGCATGTACACACCTTGGCGGGGATCGACGTTGGCGTTGAACTCATAGTCCAAGCCCTTGTCAAACTTCCTGCGGTTGGTGGTGTCCAACATGTCTTTGCGGATACCTGTCTGGCCATTGGCTGACTTGCCCATTACGTCAATCATGCCCCGCGTTACTGCACCGATAACCCGCTGGTTATCCTCCAACAATGCGCCGTCTGGCTCACCATAGTTGGACTTGCGCACGGGCAGGTACTGCTCGACTACAAAGGGAATCTCTTTGTCTGGGAACGGGTTGTCCTCCAGACGGATCATGGTGTCGCCTACCCAGGCGGCAACAATTGGCTTGATCAAGCCTGAGCCATCAATGTCCCGGTAGCCCCAGTACTCTTGCACCACAAACTTTTTGCGCGGCTCGTCTGAGAAGTTAAACGTCTGCGTGTCACCGATTGCGTTGTAGTCAGGAGTTCCCAAAATTGAGTTGGATTCCACATTGATGCGGTCCAAGTTTTGGTACTTCTTTCCATCGGTCTTGAGTTCAGCCAAGGAAGACTCAAACGTAAAGCCAAGGAACTTGGCCTTGCTGATGTCGCCATTGCAAGTCGGGTCAATGATCACGTTGCGGTAGTCACACACTTCAAGCGTTGGGCGGTTCTTGACCGTACGCATCTGTTTGACTTGCTTGTCCCCAACAATCACTGGCTCAACGGGCTGGCCTTGCTCCATCGTCAGGTCATGGGCTTCTTTGAGTTCATCCGGCACATTGGTGGCGTACTCGCTGGGCGAGCTTTGCATCAGGTTGTGCAGCTGCTCATGCAGCGGACCCATTTCCGGATTTACCTGAAACTGCACATCTGGCACGGTGACTTCTATTTCCTCTTCTTCAAAGTGCCAACCTACCCGCACAATGACTGTGCCTTCATCGACAGCAGCACGAATGTACTCGTCTATGAACTTGGTCTTGTCGATGTGGTTGTTGAGCTGGTGGTTCAGAACCAATTGGTTTTGCTGGGCGGCTTTGCGATCTTCAGCGGTCACGGGCTTGACGTTGAATACATCGTCCGTGCTCAGGAATGGCTCGCTCAAAGAGGCGTACCGCCACTCGGCTTGTTTTCGGATGAGCTTGGGCACGATGCTGGAGTTGCCCTTGCCTGTAGACACCTTGGCTTTGCCAGTGATGTTCAGGTTGTCCAGCCACTCATTGATCTTGATGACCTGGTTGTCGTGTATGGGGGTAGCGTCCTGAAGGTCTTGCTTCAAATCAAGTACCGTAGGCTCTTTTTTCCACTCGGTCAGAGGCTTGACACCCACGTCTGAGGACTTGTTGACTTCATTCATAGGTGGTCATGCTCCGATTAGGAATTACCATTTAACTTTGTTGGCCCAGTACGCAGCACTGAGCTTGCCTTTTGCAATGTCTTGGGCGTGTCGGGCTTTGAAAGCCTCGTTACGTGCCGATCCATCGGGCGATCCCTTGACGCCTTGCTGCCCAAAGCGGATGGTCTTGATCTGGTCGCCAGACTTAGCCACTACTACATGGCTTTTAGTCGGGTGACTGGGCGTAGCTTTGGGCTGATTAAAGCCAGCCACCCCTGCATTAACAAGACGCGAGTCTTTGGTAGCCACTTACATGCCTTTTTTAGCCGGAGTCTTGCTAGGCATTTTGCTTTTAGCAGGTGGCTTCTTAGCAGCTGGTTTCATGGGGGCCATTTTTTTGTCATACATAGCAATACTCCTGATGGTCAATTGAAGTTAACGAAACTTGGATGTCTTGGCGGCAACCTTGGCAGGCTGCGCTACAAACTGCTTGCCACTGCGATTACCTTGGGCTTTGCCCCGGTTAGTCGCTGCTTTTTCTGCAGGACTCAGCGCACTCCACGCAGCGTCAGGCAAGTAACGCTTCTTGCCATCTGATGGCGTGCCGTCACTAGTGCGCCATTTCTGGTCGCCCCAGCTTTTCAGCGATTGTTGTGGAGCTTTCATTATTTATATCCTCCGCCTTTTGCTTTGTATTGCACGGCCAGCAACTGCGCCTTACGTGCGCTCCATTCGCCAGGATCACCGCCTTTAGTTCCGGCCTTGATGTTTTCAAACAGCGTCTTGCGCATGGTTGGCTTGGTGTAGTTACCCGCTGCATTAACTGTCGATTTAGGTTTGGTTGCCATGTGTGTTTCCTTTAAACCCAGCCTCGGTCATACAACTTGCTGCCTTCGCTGCCCTGATCGACTTGCAGGTTCTGCAGCTCAAGCTGCTGGCAGGCTTGCTCGTACTTAGCAGCGTAGTTGTTGGCTGCATTGAACTCATTCGTCAAGCCAATGGGGTTGTTCACCCGGCTGGCGACAAAGTACAAGAGCGCTTCTTGATAAGCGTCAGGCAATTCCAGCTGAAGCACATCAGGCTCAAAGTCATCTGGATCAATCTTGAAATGGTTAGCTCGATACACCACTTCCAGCGTTCCAGTTTTAAGCTGCTCGGGTAGATCCATGGCACGCAGTACCACCGAAAAAGGTACGCGCAGCGTGGTCGCTGCCGGGGTCATGACCGAATGCGGGTCAGATTTGTCGTTGAGTGACAGCTCCAGTCCCAAGTCTGTGAGCACCTGTTCAACTTTGAGCACATCGTCTTGGAACGGCAGCATGGCGCTGTCCAGCAAGTACTTAATTGGCTCCCGCGAAAGGCGGTTGCTGACGGCAAACTTGCTGTTCAGCGAGTAAGTGCTGATAGTCGGCGTCAGCTGTAGCGTTACACGGCCTTCCTTCAAGGCAAACCGTTTGTAAATCGAAGTTAGCCCAAGGCTAACGTGCGACAGCACGCGAACGTAGTTGGTTCTATTAATAATCCCAGCACCAGCGCCACCAATATTGAGTTGGCTCAGCTCGCCATAGGTCAATTGATCGAATACTTCTTGAAGCGTCATGTCTAGTCCTTAAACAATATACGAGGCAATGCGATCCATGCTGTCATCTTGGACATCAAGATCCCACATACCGTCTGATTTGCCAGAGGTAACTAACGGCGCTTCTTCAGAGGGTTTCCACGGCGTCAGTGCAGACAGCATAGAAACAGTATCCAGAAAGTCATCGTGCTTGCTTCTGAAACCAGAAACAGATACCAAGCTTAATTCATTTACAGCTTCAGCAATTGTAGCTTCGGTCTTTCTTTCTAATGGAAAGAATATCTTTCGTGCTTTGAACAAAGGAACCACGGTGTTAAAACGGACCATCTTGTTAGTATTGGGTCGGATCCCTGGCTTGGTATCATTTCCTTCGCTAGCAAGAGGGAAGTAAATATTCCGTTCAAGCATCTGTCCTTGGATCCACTGGATGAACCCACCCTGCTGACCAGTAACTTCAATACCCACAGACTGCGGCTTGTAGTTTTGTGCAAGACGGAATAAGTCATCAATGTTTTTGTCCATTAGTTGTCGTTTGCAAACACCGTCTACCCATAACCAGTCTCCTACATTGTTGTAAGCCCAGACTGATATAAAAGAATAATCTGCCTTGTCCTTCTCAGACGTAGCAAAGTCAGTGGTGATATAGAAGTTAAACCGGGACTTGTTGCGGATGACCGCATCGAGCTTGTACCAGCCGATATCCCCGTCCTGAATCATTCGGTCTTCTTCGCTCATGATTCGAAGCATCAGCTCCTGGTTAAAGGTTTCCACCTTCCCAGACTTGATGGCAGTGTCGTATTGCTCTTTGACGTACTCAAACGTGAAGCGGTCAGGCCAGCTGCCCCGGAATGCTTCTTTCGTGCAGGGGTAGACCTCGCATACAGGGAACACGTTGACGCTCCAAGCGCCAGACTCCACCGCTTTGTACAAAGGATCCTTCGCATTGAAGGGAGTCCCTGACCAGATGATCATGTTCTTGGTTGGGTGCAGTGCGTAGTTCACCGCCTTGTAGACCGTGTCTTCCACGGCAGACACCACTGTTACAGAGCGGGCGTCCTCGTCGCTGATCAAGTCATCCAGCACTGCCAACTGGGGGCGCTTGCCCATCTCCTTGGCTCCCCGCACACCTGTCTTGGCTCCGTAGCCTTTGACAATGAACACCTTGCCGTCAGCGTTCTTGAACTCCCAGCGGATGTCCGTGAAGCGGATCTCAGGGATGTACTCCTTCAGGAACTCGGAGTTATCGTGCCGGAACTCCAAGTTCTTGCGCATGTTCTTGACACCGTTTTCAATGGAGTCAGATACATACAGAGCCAAGTCAATCCGGCCAAAGCCAGGGATCTCCCCGTAGACTGCGATGTACAGGAACAGGTACTCGCCCATGACGGTAGTCTTGGCGATACCTCGGTGGCACAGGTTCACCACACGCCTGCCACCCTCGGTCAGCGTGTCCAGCATTCGGTAATGCACCAGTGGCGTCTTATGCTCTTCGCCTTGCTGGCCGTTGACCAGCTTGATGAAGGTCACAAACTCCAGCGCAAACTCACTGGGTACGTACTTCGGGTCCACCGCATAGTCTGTGCCGTTGAGGTAATCCTCAACCTTCCACGGTGCTAGTGCTTCTGCGACGGCATCCTTTATCAAACCGCAGCACCCATGCCGCCGAAGCCCTGCAAGCCTTGGAACCCTTGGCTTGGCGCACGTTCCTTGTTCATGTAGCTCACCATGCTCAGGAAATCAGGGGCGGCAATAGGCATGGGCTGATACGCAAACTGCTGCGGCATAACAGGAGCAGGGGTAGGAGCGCCCGCCGCACGGGAACGAGCCAGGAACTCCTGCCATGCGTCAGCTTGGGCTACAGCAGGAGTAGCAGCAACAGGCAGGGCGTCAGCTTGTGCAACAACTACTGGGGCAACTGGAGCCGCTTGCGGCGTAGCCGCAGCAGCGGCGACTACAGGTGCTACTGGGACAGGGGCTTTCTCTGCATTAGGGAAGCGGGTGTTATCCCGCCGTGCTACTACCTGATCGGAATAGGGTTTACCCTGACCATAACCTGCCAAGCCTGCATTCAGACTGCCAGCCGCCTTAGACCGCCCATCCAGATAATCAGCGGAGAACCTGGCTTGCTCTGCAAAGCTTGACCTGTCACCCAGTGGAGTAACCCCATAGCCGGGATCTTTGGACGTGGAGTCCAACAAACCAAAAGGACCAAAGGCGGTAGATACCTTACCCGTCTGCCCAGCAATCCTTTTACCTTCGGCATTAGGTGCATAGTGATATGCCGTAATGTCCTTCAAGTATTTACTTTCCTGCCCACCAATCTCCTGCGTCATCAGTGATTGCATAGTCCCCGGTGGAAAGTTCTTTCGCTTATCTTGTGCAGCAAGAATAGCCACCACATCATCAGGCAACGCCAGTGCATTTGATTTTCTCTGAGTTATGGCCATACATATCCTTTTAAACTGGACGCAATGCGTCTAGTGTAATTGGCTTGGCAGTATTACATATTAACTTTTAATATTCATCAGGCTTGTCAGTAGGACCAAAGTCAATCAACGGAACAAATAAACCTGACAGCGCCACTATCCCGCATACAACATACGCTACCTCGGCCCAGATAAACCCGGCAATGGCCAAAGCTAAAAGAAGAAGATTTATAAGGTGAATACGGATCACACTATCTCCTTGGCTTTGACATCCACAACTTGAATGCGGGAGTGGGCAACCTGCTGGGCATTCATAGACCCAGACTCCATGGACAAGCGCTGCTGCCTTGCCAACTCCATCGTGGCCATCCTGAGCTGGGCAATGGACGAGTCTTCCTTAATACCTATCTCCAGCTCTACCTTCTGCGTCTCAGGCATCTTGAGCTGAGTAAGCAGGGAGTTGGCCGCATCAGACCTGACCTTCTCGCTCTTGGCATGAACCATAAGTTCCGCCTGCACATTGAGCGCCCGCTGATACAGATCCTGGTTCAGTACATAGCTGGGAATCAGCGTCTGCTCAAAGATCAGGTTGACCAGCTTGCTCTTGTTGTACGCAGTGACGTAGCTGGCGATGTCCTTGGCTTGGACACCCTGAGCCACGAACCGTGCGTACTTATCGGGGAATGCCTTGGTGTATGCCTCGATGTTGCTGCAGCCCATGAGCTTGTGGCTTACATAGCGCACAGCATCCACATAACTGTTTACCTTGAACCGACCATCGGCCATCACACGGGTGTAGCTCAGCAGGTTATCCCGGTACGCCTCAAACATCTCCGGGTCAGCCAGAGTGTTATTGACCGAGTCAATCAGCTCTTGGTTCACGGACTTCTTCACCTTGTCCGGTAAAGCTTGTTTGAATTGCTCAATGGTTAATACCGTCATATATCCCCAGTAGTTACTGTATCGGGTGCATATGGTACGGCATTATTAAAAACCAATGAATACCAAAAGTTCTGTGGAATTATTCTGCAGAATTTTAGGACCGCAGGTTTTCTGGGAATTTACAAAATGGGTACGGATGCAGGACTTATAAGGGCGGAGCCCTTAAACACGGACACCCCCCCCCTACACATGGCCTACGGCCATCCAGTGGGTACGTACCCCAGTTCATTAATCCTATAGGAGTTAGCTATGTTCCGTGCATTTAATATCATGATCACTACCTTGCTCGAAGGTATCACCAACTTCTGTGTGGCATTCGGCCATATCAGCAAGTGGTCAGAAGAAACCGCTGCTACGTTCGTAGACGAAGCACGCAATGACCGTCAGAAAAAGCTCCTGCTCCAAGAGCGCGAGATGCAAGCTCTGCTCAATCAACAGCCTTAATACCACGCCACCCTTCGGGGTGGCTATTAAGTCCTACACAACACAAGGGGATAGAGATAGTCTATCCAACAGACAGAGTAAGGACAGTAAGTCCGTCAACTTTGTACAGACAGGATACAGATGGGTATCAATCTATTGATTAAGCCCACCATTCCTCATCATTCTCATCCCATTCCCCATTCCGATACACAGCCGATACAGCCTACGGCTATCTCTTGGCAATATTGCCGTGTTAATAGGAGTTAGTCATGCGTATTGCTAAAGAAGCCTTGGCTTATGAGCCTACTGAAGCCGACTGGCTTGAGTACGAAGCTATGTGCAATGCACAAGATGGCGAGTTCGATGTAGTTGTATCAACAGACTACAAGGGACGGGCAGTCAACCGAGCGGAAGACTTGATCTTCTAACTAACAACCAACCCTAACGGGTTGGTATGTTTTTTTCAGAAGCCTACGGCTATTCATTGGAGCAATCTTGCTCATCAATCAAGGAATAGTCATGGCCAATCTTTCACGCATCTTCTACATCTATACAGAAGCATCGTTTGCAGTGTTCTTGCTGGCAGTAGCCAGCATTGAACTGCTCTGCTACCTGCTCATGACAACTGGCCCTATTGCACAGCTTGCATTAGTAGCAGCCAGTGTCTTTGCACTTATCGCTGTAAGCCAAGTGCTGTTCATCATCTACCAAGAGCGTAAGCACGCCCGTCGGTACTGACTCTGTCTACTAGTAGCTGCTTAACTGCGGTTACTTGTTTCTTTGGCCTACGGCCATTTGCTGGAGTGGTGCAGGTTGTCTGCATCGCCCATTGTTTTCAATACTTCTGGAGAAGTTATGTCTTATCAAGACCTGCCTATTGCTGCCGAATCCGACTTGCTCGACCTCGATCTGTTTGCTGCCCTTGACGATGCGCTGGAGTCCACCTACTTGGACGAGTGGCGCGGTTAACAGTCTGCTGCTTTCAAACCAACAAGGACTCTGATGAGTCCTTTTTCATTGCATAGCGGAGCTTTAAATGAATGATTTTGTTTGCACAGTGGTAACTATTACCTTGTTCGCCAGCATTGGCGCCATGCTTGCTTGGAGGGGCTAAGTATGACAAACCCGTGACAAGTTTTGAATTATTCAGGGTTAGTCTTTCCTTATTAAATTCTTACTAGAATAGTCACCTTTTTCAAGCTCTGCTTCTAAAGTTGACGCCGCTGTGGCCTACGGCCATTTCTTGCGCTTTGACGCAATGCGTTTCTTTTTTAATCCTTTTTCTGGAGCTATCTCATGTCTTTTAAATCCAATGCCGTTCAGTCGAACAACAACAGCGCCAGCAACGATTCGTGGAAAGCGCAGGGCTTCTTGAATTTGTACCTTCCATCGAAGGATGGGGGCAAGCGTCGTAAGCTGGGTGCTATCCCGCTGAAAGAGTCGAAGCCCAGCGAAAAGCAGATGCTGGACTGGCTGAACGAAGACCCGACGCGGGTTGCCGCGATCATGTCGAAGTTGGTTATTGAGTTTCAGTCTGCTCAGGCATCTGATACCGCAGGCTTCGATCTGAGCTAAATGCTCCACCGCTTCTCATCCCTTTTGGGATGGGGAGCAGTTAGCTTTTTTACAGTATGTGCCTTACCTAAGGCCAGACAGAAACGCAGTTGAGACAGTCACCTTTAGCCTGTCTGTAAGGTAGCTCCAGACTCCTGCTTTTCCCGGCCTGCTCCTTCGCAACAAGAGGTGGGCTTTTTTTATGTTCACAGAAGAACCACAGAAGAACTCCAACGTGGCCTACGGCCATTGGGCTGGCGCTATTGCCAGCAACCTGGAGTATTTCCATGCCTTCCTTTAAAGACTACCAGGCGTATGCCCAAGCTTTGCAGTGTCATGACTGGACTTATGACTTCTCAGATGACCATCGTGTATGGAAAGCAGGACAGGCAGCTGAGAAGAAACTGCGTCTTCAAGCCAGCACTGACACCTTGTACATGCACGCTTTCACATGTTGGGCCGACTTCATGAGGACCGAACAAAGTATCAAAGACTGTACCCAGCGTGATGCTCGCATTGAACTGGTAGGTGCAGCTTTGAGCTGTACCGAAAAAGAGACAGCATAAACAATAAGTTTTTTCAGGCGCATTCCCTGCGCTTGGGCGATTGCCTTCATCGACAAACTCAAACCCAAAGGAGCATTACATGGAAACCATGCGCGACATAGTTGTTCAGGAAATGAACGAAGAACGCTACAACCGTAAGCACATCGACGTAAAGATCAGAGATGCTATTGAAGCCAGCAGCTTCATGCAGGACAAGCTCATCGAAGGTGTGCGCCTGATTACTGCATACATGAATGGAACGTACTACGAGTCCAAGATGAAGCGTGCAGCACAACTACAGAACATGGACATACCAGCCTTGGTAATAGACATGTTTGTAGGCGTGTCTTACGCACAGCGTCCTGAACTGTTTACTTCAGTGTCATCACAAATGGCATCTAGGTTAAAACTCAGTGACAGAACAGAAGCCATCACTACTGTGGCAGAACTACTAGCTGTATTGTGCAATACAGATGCGTTTGACATCAGCAAAGACGGCCCACAGGCCAGTTTGATGGTGGAGTCACGCATTCCATTGCCAGATGCACTGATAGAGTTCATCGACAACAGTCAGTTCCTGCCGCCAATGGTGTGCGAGCCTTTGGAGTTAACCCACAATTACTCCAGCGGCTACCTAACGCACAACGATTCCTTAATCCTCGGATCAGGTAATCACCATGACGGAGACATCTGTCTGGACACCTTGAACATCATGAACAAGGTTGTCTTACAGCTGGACACCGATTTTCTCAGTACTGTGGAAGAAGAACCTACCTTTGATCTTGATACTCAGGACAAAGAAGAAAGCTGGGCGCATTTTAAGAAGCAAAGCTACCACTTCTATCACCTCATGGCTACGCAAGGCAACAGGTTCTACCTGACGCATAAAGTAGACAAGCGAGGGCGCATTTACTCGCACGGATACCACATCAATACCCAAGGATCTGCCTTCAAGAAAGCAATGCTAGAACTAGCTGACGCTGAAATCATTGAAGGTGTGCCAACAACTTAAACCAAAGGAACAACCATGAAAACATTCACCGGATGGCAGTACCTGCTAATCGACTTGGCCAATCAATTTGGTCACGACAAACTTGTATTTGAAAAGCGTATTGAGTGGGCAGAAGCCAACCTCAATGAGCTGGAAGATCTGGCTGACCAGGCTGAGACTAAGCCCTTGTACATGAAAGCCATGCAAGCTATACGCAAAGCACAGGCAGGCATCCCAAGCGGCCACATGGTGGGCTTGGATGCTTGCTGTTCTGGCATTCAGTTGATGTCAGTGCTTACAGGCTGCGTCAAAGGCGCTACAGCTACAGGCTTAGTCAACCCCAACGAGCGCTCAGATGCCTACACCTACACCACGCAAGTGATGGGCACTATTCTGGGCAGCAGCGTCAACATCAGCAGAGCAGATGCCAAGCAGTCATTGATGACCAGCTTCTATGGCTCCAAAGCCATGCCCAAGCAGATCTTCGGGGAAGACACGCCTGAACTGGATGCCTTCTATCAGGCTGCTAACCAAGTTGCACCCGGTGCATGGGAGTTGCTCCAAGATTTGCTTGGCAGCTGGAAGCCATGGGGCTTAATCCACCAGTGGAAACTGCCTGATGGCTTCGATGCCAAGGTCAAGGTCATGAACAAACGAGAAGTACGCATTGAAGTCGATGAACTCGACCATGCCACCTTCACCTATGAGTTCTATGAAAACCTTGGTGCACGTCATGGTCTGTCCAACGCAGCTAACGTAGTGCATTCCATGGATGCTTACGTGGTGCGGGAAATGCACCGCCGTTGTAACTACGACGCAGAAATGGTTGATCAGGCTTTCAGAGCTATCAGCAAGGAAAAAGAAGCGCGTATCCAAGGAGAAAGCCAGCAGGAACCAAGTCCTACAGGCAAAGTAGCGTACTACATGCAGCAGTACGAGCGCAGCACTCTGACAAGTGTTGTCATCCTTCCGTACTTGGGCGAAACCAACGTCAAGTACTTGAGTGATGCCCATCTGGACTCGCTCAAAAGCATGGCTGCGACCCTGCTGACCTACAAGCCATTTGCATTAGTGACTATTCACGATGAGTTCAAAGCTCATCCGAATAATCTCAATACTGTGCGCTGGCAGTACCGGGAACTGATGGCCGAGATTGCTAAATCCATGGTGCTTGATGACTTGCTCAGCCAAGTACATGGCAGGCCAGGCGTCTTCCCCAAGATGACCTATGACCTGGCAGACCACATACGTGGAAGCAATTACGCTTTGAGCTGACAACCTGACACCTATGTGCCCTCCTGGCACTGGGTGATCCGGGACTAGTGGACATACCTGAAAAGGTGTGTCCACTTTTTTTTACTTATACACAAAGGACTTCCCCATGGGACTCGACATGTACGCACGCACCCTTCAAGCCAAACTTGTGCCTGAAGGTGAAACCACTGACGTAAACCTTGGCAATCTTGCAGCTAAAGCTGTGGGGTTTGCTTTGCTTTCAGCTGATGAATACGAAGATCTTTCTCGCGCAGAGCAAGAGACGTATTACAACGGCGAACAGAAAGCAATGCAATCTGCTAAAGAACAGGGCATTGTCAACCCTGAGTTTGATTACTGGCGCAAGTTCAACGCTCTGCACGGTTGGATGAACAACCTGTATGACAACAAAGGCGGAGTTTCTGAAGAATTCAACCGCAACAACGTTCGTATTGAACTGGAAGACTTAGACAGCCTGGAACAAGCTGCTCAAAACAAAACTTTGAAAGCAACTTCAGGCTTTTTCTTTGGTGATAGCGCTATCAATCAAGAAGACGTTGAAGACCTGCACGCTTTCATTGCTAAAGCCAGACAAGCCATTGCTGATGGCCAAGCTGTTTTTTACGACAGCTGGTGGTAAGTCAAAGAAGTATCGCCAGACTTCTCAAAACATCTAAACCGATAACCTAACTTGTTAGGTTTTCAATTTTTGACCATACACACCCGATACACCAAGGAGTTTTATGAAACCAGAAGGACTCTGGACCGGCTACACACTCAAGCATGGCCCTACATGCCCACACTGCAACAGCTATGACATAGCTGAGGACACTAAGACGCATCACCAAAGCTCCCACATTTGGATTAACGCCAAGTGCAACGAATGTTTAGCAGACTGGGTAAGTGCATACCGCCTAGTTGGCCACAGCCGGGTGGAAAGCTAATGCTCCCATTCCTGATCAAGCTAGCGCCTGTGCTGCTCAAGACAGTCAAGGTAGCTGTTGTTCTGCTACCTCATGTGCTTGCAGCACGCCAGCAACTACAAACCAGGGCTGCAAAGCCAACAAAACCATTAAAGGACATATCCCCATGACCGTTAAGTGCATTAAGCAATCAGACAAACATGGAATTGCTTTCTTCCACCGACAAAAAGTAAGCATCAAGGAACTAGCAGAGATGTACAAATGCTCTGCACGTACTATCCGTCGCGTTCTGAAAGAGCATGAGATGGGTTTAGTCAAGCACAACAAACCAGTAGTGATTCCAACTAAGCCAAGTCTTGTCTATCTAACGCTTCGCTTTATTAAAAACCTGTTCAGCCCCAGTCAACCGAATGTCTAAGTCCCACTGTTCCTTTAAGCCGCGACTCCGTGCGGTGGCTATGCCGCTGTTCCCTACATTAAACAGCTTGCAAGAGGTGGTGGACTACGCCGACTCCAAGCTACCCATTACTACCAAGAACGACATCACTACTTTGTTGATGACGTACCACAACACTCTGCTGAGCCAGCTCAGTAATTAACAGAAAGTCTTATTGTGAAAGTCAAAGTCTCTCAAGCCGTCAGTCTGATCACGGCAGTTATTAAAGCCAAACTTGTGCCCATGCTTTCAGGTAGCCCTGGCTGTGGCAAATCCCAGATCGGCTACAAGATCGCAGCAGACTACAACTTGAAAGTCATTGACTTGCGCTTGAGCCAGTGCGATCCCACTGACCTTCTGGGCTTTCCATCAATCGGCACCAACATTGACCCTCGTAAAGCCCGTGCTGGGTATGTGCCCATGGAGACTTTCCCCATCGAGGGAGATCCACTGCCACCAGGCTATTCAGGCTGGCTGCTGTTTCTCGATGAGTTCAACTCTGCCTCACCTGCTGTGCAAGCAGCTGCCTACAAGCTGGTGCTGGACCGCATGGTAGGTGCATACGCACTGCACAAAAATGTCGCCATTATGTGCGCTGGCAATCTGGAGACAGACAACGCCATCGTGCAGCCGATGAGCACTGCTTTGCAGTCTCGTCTAATCCACATGGAGCTGGAAATTGACGCTGAAGAATGGGTGAACTGGGCTGCAGAAGCAGGCATCAATCACCAGATCGTGGACTACGTCAAATTCAAACCATCAGCGGTCTTCACGTTCAAGCCTGACCATACGGACAGTACCTATGCTTGTCCACGCACCTGGGAGTTCCTGAGCCGTTTGATGGCAGAAATACCAGCTACGGATCCATTGGCGCTCCAGCTGTACGCAGGCACTGTGTCAGAAGGCGTAGCCCGTGAGTTCATCACGTTCTGCAAGATCTATGACACCCTGCCAAAGATCAGCCAGATCGTAGCCTCACCTGACACTGTCAAAGTGCCAACAGAGCCATCTGTGCAGTACGCCATTACAGGCGCTTTGGCACATAACGCTACAGACGCTAACCTTGGTCAACTGATGAAGTTCGTCAACCGGATGCCGCATGAGTTCCAAGTAATTACAGTACGCGAAACAACCCAGCGTAATAAACCCCTGCTGCAACATCCTGCCATTGTTAAATGGCGGGTAGATTTTGCAGAAGCACTCTTTTAAATAGTATCTATTTAATATGCAGCCACCCTTGAGGTGGCTTTTTTATGTCTCAACATATTCAAGGATATACAAATGAAGTTAATCAGTCTTATCAATCCGTTTCATAAACCTTTGGCAAAAGACATTATTCAGGAAACCCTTCGCGATTATGAGCGCAACTTGCTTGAGCATGAAGCGGCTACTTCCTACAGCCACAAAATGTCTGAATACTACCGTGAAGGTATTAAGCGTTTGCAAAGGCAAGCTACTGAAGTAGTTTGACTTACTGAATATCAAGCACATTCCTTGCGCCTTGGTGATCCGGGCCATAGGCCCACCTTTAACTGAATGAAGCCTATGTCCACCACTACACATAATGAAGCGCAACTTGCATTGAGTAAAACCAAGGTACAGCTGATGCTGATTCCTGACTCAGTGTTTTTCACAACCTTGGCATATTCGCTCAAACAATCGTTTGACGATTCCATTCCAACAGCTGCCACCAATGGCACTGTTATTAAGTACAACACCAAATTCTTTATAGATTTGAATCCCGATCAGCGGATATTCCTCATGTTGCATGAAGCAATGCACTGTGCATATCTGCACATGATCCGTGGAGCTGGGCGTGACAAGCACATATTCAATATTGCTTGCGACCACGTTATTAACCTACAGCTTATTGAGCGAGGTTTCAAAATGCCGCAGGGAGGTTATGCCGACCGTGTGTATACAGGCATGAGCGCTGATGAGGTATACAACATACTAATACAGCTGCCTAAACCACCGCCTATGCCTATGGATGGTGATTTACAGGACTGTGAACAGCCTACAGAGCTGGTTGAACAGGAGATGCAGGACGTATTAATGCGTGCTGCATTGCAGTCCCAGATGGCTAATGAAAAGCCAGGTGCTATTCCCGGTGAGATTCAGATATTCCTGAATAAACTGCTGGCTCCAAAGCTGCCGTGGCATCGCATACTGCAAAAGTATCTGCTGACCTTTGCCAAGAATGACTTTACCTTCCGTAAACCCAATCGGCGTTTCTTTCCGCAGTATCACCTGCCTAGCCTTTACAGCGAACAGTTAATAGATATAGCTATTGCTGTGGATATCTCTGGATCAGTAACTGATGAAAACTTTCTGCGTTTTGTCAGTGAAACACACAACGTCATGAAGATGATGAAGCCAGAAAAGATAACGCTTGTGCAGTTTGATACTGAGATCCAGTCTGTCACGCAACTACGTAATGTCCGCGATCTGAAAGAAGTTGATTTTGTAGGTCGTGGCGGCACAGATATTCAACCTGTACTGAACTGGGCTAATGAAAACAAGCCCCAGCTACTACTGGTATTCACGGACGGTTACTTCAATTTTTACGATGTAACTACCAAGACCAGAACACTCTGGCTTATTCACGATAACCAGAAATTTACTGCGCCCTTTGGCAAAGTAATTCATTACTCTATGGAGAACTAAATGGAATATGTAGAAGCCCTTAAAACAGTTAATGCCCAGAAGCAAAAAGATAATCTCATGATTATTAAGCTTAGCTGGGATACCAGACTGGTGCTGCCATTCAAAGATGGCTTGTCATTTATTGCCAGCTTGGCTAATGCTGAGTTACTCAGCGAGCCATATGAAAAACAACACAGCATTACTGAGTATTCAAGGGAAGCCTTTGAAACCAAAGTAATGTCCCATGCGGAATACATCCGCATCAAAGTAGCAGCTCTTCTGGGTGTCAAACCCGGTGATCTGGTAACGCCTAGCCCAACTTAAACCATCATGACTCAAACTACTGACATCACTCTCACCTCTGACCAACAGGCTGCTCTGGAAGCCTTTCATGTATTCCTGCTTGATCCTGAAGAAACGGTGTTTGTGCTGTCAGGGTACTCTGGCTGCGGCAAGTCCACCTTGGTACGCACTATTCTGGACAAGATCCCAGGCTACGTCAAAAGCGCCAGCTTGGTTAATCCAGAGCAATGTGAGTACGAGGTGGAACTGACTGCAACCACCAACAAGGCTGCAGAGAACCTGAGCCATATTACTGGCCAATACGCCACTACGATCCATTCCTTTCTGGGTCTGCAAGTTGAAACAAACTACAAGACCGATGTCACTAAGCTGGTTCCCCGCAGCTCAGACATCAAGACAGGCTTTATCCTGTTTATTGACGAAGCCAGCTTCATTGACTCTCAGTTGCTGGGGTTTATTTTTCAACTGACCAAGCACTGCAAGATTGTTTTTGTTGGGGATCCAGCGCAGCTGACCCCAATCAAATCATCAAGCGCGCCTGTATTTAACACCAAGTTCTCTGGTGCAACACTGACCAGCGTCGTACGCCAAGCTGCAGGCAACCCTATTGTGGACTTGTCTACCAAGTTCAGGAACACAGTCAATTCAGGTGAGTTTTTCAAATTCAAGCCTGATGGCCACCACGTCAAGTACTTAGAACGCTCTGAATTTAAAGAAGCCATTGCCAAGGAATTCAGCCGCCCTGACTGGCGCTACTCCCACTCCAAGATCCTTGGGTGGACCAACAAGTGTGTCATTGGCTTTAACGAGTTTGTCAGCAATCAAGTCAAAGGCGATCCGCACTTTCAAGACGGTGACTACGCAGTCTGCAACAGCTTTATCAGTCAAGGACGAAAGTCTCTCAAGACTGGTCAACTGGTGCAGATCAACATGATTTCTGCAGATACAGAAAGCTTGGGCGTTATGGGCAACAACTTCGTTGTCAACAACGAGATTGCAGCCTTCATGCCCAAATCGCTCCAAGACAAGAAAGCCCGTATCAAGCAAGCCCGTGCTGACGGTGAATACCACTTGGTAGTCGAAATCGAAGAGCAATGGATTGACCTACGGGCGGTGTACGCCTCCACCATCAACAAAGCCCAAGGCTCCACCTTTGACGAGGTGTTCATTGACCTGGATGACATCAGCCGCTGTAACAGCGGAGATCAAATCGCAAGGATGCTTTATGTCGCAGTATCACGCGCCAGAAACCATGTTTATTTAACTGGAGATTTGGCTTAACTTAATTAACTTCTAAGTACTTTCATGACAGAACAGTTGCAACACGACCCACGCACTAAACAGCAAATTAAAGATGTGCTTTACAAGCACCTTTATGCACCGTTGACCAAACAGTTTAAAGACCGCTTGCAGCAACTTGCTACAAGAAATGCAATATTAAGTGGGCATTCCCATGTTTCATTTATTTATAAAAACGTGGTTTATAACTGTGATACTACAGCGCTGCCACGCAAGATGAATCGTTTACATCCGCAGCTGCACCCTGTCATGAATGAGTACCTCAAAGAAACCAAGCAGCTTAATGAGAAAGAGCTGCCTTATGTACTGGGTTTTATAACTCAGGTACTTAACTCATCCAATGAATTACATGACTATCTTCGACTGCTGCCGCAGTCTGTCCACCATCCCGTTCAAAGTCTTATTGATACCTGTCCTTGTCGGGCCAAAAAGCTTTCTGATGAGACTGTGGATCTGCTTCAGCAGAAAAACCAAATCCCCATCCGGCTTATAAAGCAACGAATGGTCAATAACCTACTTATTTAACGCTATGCGACACCACATCTTTGAAGAATCTGAGTCATACCCTGTTGCGCTGCTGATCAAGGGCAATAGCTTTTTCAAGCAAGAGCTTGTTAACAGCTACGTCAACCCCTTGGCTGAGCGCAATGTTCCCATCAAAGATGTCATTGCTTTTACCCTAAGCTACAACGAACAGGACAAAGCACCTACCGGGCATTGCAAAGACTATTTGCAAAAGCTCCTGCCAGCTTTGGATTCGCTAGGCGTCAAACACCTTCTGGTGGCTGATGCTGCGTACTTCAAGGTACTTGCTGGCCAAGCCAAAGCTGAGCCGCACTACGGCTATGCAATGCCCTGCAAGGTCAAAGGCTACGAGCACTTCAATGTAGTGCTTACTTTGAACTACCGACAGTTGATATTCAACCCGGATCTGCAGCCTCGCCTGACCATGAGCCTAGATACCTTGGCTTCCAAAATAGCTGGCGACTACAAAGCGCTTGGCAGCGGGATCATTCACTCTGCAAGCTACCCTGAGACGCTCCAGAACGTCGCTGAAGCCCTTCAATCGCTGCACCAGTATCCAAGCCTTGCTTGTGACATCGAAGGCTTCTCGCTCTCGTTTAACGAAGCAGGCATTGGCACTATTGCCTTTGCTTGGGATCAGCACAACGGCATTGCCTTTGCCTGTGACTACAAGAAATATGCAGAACGTCCTGCAGAAGGCTTCTATGGATGGTTTGGTCCAAACAAACAAGTTCGTGACCTGCTGCTGAAGTTCTTCATGGAGTACAAAGGTGAGCTGACTTTTCATCATTCCACCTATGACGTTAAAGCCATCATCTACGCCCTGTGGATGGATGACTTACTGGACACACCTAACATGCTGCGCGGCTTGGACTGCATGACAGCCAACATGCACGACACCAAGGTGATCGCGTACTTGGCTACCAACAGCACTGCTGGCAACGTACTGGGCCTGAAATCACTGGCTCATGAGTTTGCTGGCAACTGGGCCAAGGAAGACATCAAGGACATCCGCAGGATTCCTTTGCCTGAACTGCTCCAGTACAACTTGGTGGACGCAATGTGCACTAACTTTGTTAAAGCTAAGCACTTGCCCGTTGTGGAGTCTGAAAACCAGTTGACGCTCTACAACGATCTGATGCTGCCGTCACTCAAGTTGATTATTCAAATGGAGCTGACAGGTATGCCTTTGAACAAGGACAAAGTGCAAGAAGTCAAAGCAGAACTTGAAGCTATCCAAGCCAGTCACTTAGCAGTGATCACCAACAGCGTGTTGTCTCAGCAACTCAACTTAACGCTACGCAATGACGCCCAAACAGCTGCCAATGCCAAGCTCAAAGTCAAACAGCACTTGCTGGAGAAGTTTGACAACGTAGTGTTTAACCCAAACTCAGGTCAACAGCTACAAAAGCTTTTGTACACCCACATGGGCTTGCCAGTACTGGACACCACAGACACTGGGCAGCCTTCTACGGGTGCTGACACGCTTGAAAAGCTGATCAACCATGCACAAGACATTTCCCACAAGGAACTGCTCTCAGCATTAATTGGGCATGGCAAAGTAAGCAAGATCCTGTCTACCTTTATTCCAGCGTTTGAAAAAGCGCTGCTTAAAGAAGACGGTACAGCCTGGCTACATGGCTCGTTTAATTTGGGCGGCACTGTCTCAGGTCGATTGAGTTCAAGCGATCCCAATCTGCAGAACATCCCAGCTGGCTCTGTTTACGGCAAGCTGATCAAGGAATGCTTTGAAGCACCAAAAGGATGGCTGTTTTGTGGGGCTGACTTTAATAGTCTAGAGGACATGATCAGTGCTTTAACTACAAAGGACACAAATAAATTAAAAGTGTATACAGACGGCTACTGCGGCCACTCTTTGCGTGCTTATTCTTATTTCAAAGATCAGCTTCAAGACATTCGGCAGGCAGAAACTACCGAACGGTGTTTTCAATTAAAAGTTGGAACCAATACCTTGCTATGCAAAAGTGGGGACTTTATAATAATGCCAGACGGATCGAAAATACCTGTGGAGCATTACTTTGATACCCATTCCTGATTTTGAAAACTACCTGATAAACGAAGATGGGTGTGTGGTTAATTCCTCCAAAGGAAATACCCTCACTCCCCATCTGAACGAAAACGGGTATCCGTACGTCACCTTATGGAAAAACAACCGTCAGTATCCAAAAACGGTGCATAGACTTGTAGCGCAGACCTATGTACCAAACTTGTTAAGCAAGCCAGTTGTAAACCACCTTGACGCCAATCGAGCCAACCCACACAAGGACAACCTTGAGTGGGTAACTCAAAGTGAAAACCTTCTCCATGCTTACAAGCTAGGAACTATGAGTGCTAAAAAGAAGTTGACTAGCGACCAACTTCAAGAATGTTTGTCTCGCTTTCTTTTAGGTGACAACATGACAACGCTTTCTGCAGAGTTTGAGTACGCCTTATCCCCACTTTCCATCAGTCTTAGAAATGCTGCGGTAAAAGCTGACCGAGTTCAAGCATTTACTGCTGAGCTTATTAGGCAAAAAACACTACGCAACACAGCAGCAAACGCAAACAAAAAACAACCAATCCAACAAATAAGTCCCGATGGGCACATCGTGGCTACCTATGAAAGTTTGTATGCCGCATCCCATGCACTCGGCAAAAAAACAACCGGCCCAATCAGCAATATGCTGAATGGAAGACAAAAACTAGCTTACGGATTTGTATGGAAATACACGTAGACAAGATTGAAGGGATTAAAGAAATCTCTGCCACTGAGTTCAATGTAACTCAGGTCAATCGCATTAAAAAGGAGTATGGGAGCCTAAGACAAGAGTCGAAGGCTCCCACTTAGCTTTCCTTCTTACTTACGGCGGCACGTACCACGGGATGATGAGCAACCTTGGCTGGGACATGGAGAAGTCGCAAGCCATTGAAAAGGGCTACCACGACCTTTACCAAGTCTCAGACCAGTACATCCAAGACCGGCTTCATCAAGCGGCCAAAGACGGCTACGTCGAAGTAGCTTTTGGTTTGCGTGTCCGAACCCCACTGCTCAAGCAAGTCATGTTTGGCTCAGCCAAGATGCCTTACGAAGCTGCAGCTGAAGGACGAACCGCAGGCAATGCCATGGGTCAGTCCTATGGCTTGCTTAACAACAGAGCAGCTGTGGACTTCATGCGCAAGGTCTGGGCTTCCAAATACCGCTTTGACATCAAACCAGTAGCCCTGATCCATGACGCTATCTATCTTGTTGTCAAAGACAACATCGAGATAGTGGAGTGGGCCAACAGGGAACTGGTGCTGTCAATGCAGTGGCAGGAACTACCTGAGATCCAGCATGACACGGTGAAGCTGGGATCTGCCTTAGACATCTTCTGGCCCAACTGGTCTAACGCCATCACGCTTGATAACAACGCTGACAAGCAAACAATCCTTGAACTCTGCAAAGAGGGCAAGGAAAAGTACCTTAAACCAGAGAAAAAATAACTATGACCTACCAATTTTGGATCGAAATGGAAGACGGCAAACGACTGTTATGGACAGGCATCAGCCGTACTGCTGCAAAAACAATGTATACATCCACTTCCAAAAGCTGTGACATCAACATTTCTGCCTATGGCTGGAAAGAAGCATGATCCCCAAAGCCAACGACACCATCCTTCTTTACCTGCTTCGCAAAAACGGAGCATTGGAAGAAGCATTTACCAGCAAAACCCAAGCTGAAGACTACATGCGCAAGACCCGTAAAAACGGGGAATTCTGGCGCATTCAAGAGAAATTAACTGCCCCTCACATGGCTTCCAACTAAAAAAGACACCAATGAAACTTTACGCTATCCGCTTCTTTGACGATGTTACGCAAAAGCAATACACCCAGTACGTAGGCACACAAGCCGACATTACTAAAACCAGCAAAGAACTTAAAGCCAATGGCTTCAGGAATGTCCATCATGAAGATGCTGATGTCCCTGTAGACAAAGCTGGCTTGATTGCTTACCTCAACAGCTTGACAGCTCTGTCATGACTGATTGCTACATCTATTGGCTAGCTGAGCGTTACGGTTACTAGCTCAGCATGTTGTTTTAAATCAAAGCACCTTAGGGTGCTTTTTTTGTGCCTGAAATTAACTTATGGAACTTGAAACCACCATTGCCAACGGACTGCCTTGCATAGCCAAGGTAGTGACATACAACGTAATCCCCCCGGACAGGAATGCAGACAGTGACTGGGACTCCCGGGGATACACCGAGATTGACTTCGACCTGTTGACCCGCAAGGGCAAGACAGCAGCCTGGATGGACAAGCTCATGTCCGAGGCTGACAGGCAGCGCATTGAAATTGAAATAGAAAAGGAAATGAGATGACTGAAAAAGAAAGCATCACGCAGCTAGTACAGCCAGCACTGATTTCAAAAGAAGCATTGCAACTGCTGGTTGATGCCTTGCAATCGTGCGCCAACAACGAGGAAAACCCGATGGAAACGTGGCAGGCGCTTGAGGTTGGACGTGCAGCCATCGAACAACGCACGGCATTTCTAAATAAATAACTGAATTTCTTTTTCCATCCGCCCGGCAATGTCCAGGCTTTTTTACGTCTGAAAGAAAACCATGGCTACTACTATCTCTACCTCTATTGCGTCCACTGACATGTCCATTCAACAAGTGGCAGTTGACCGTGCTATCAAGCTGCTTATCGCTGCTAAAGCTTCTTTTGCTGTGCAGCTGCCTGATGGCTCGTTCACAGGAGATCTGATGGTGTTGGCTAAAAACCCACGCCGCAAGATCAACAACTGGTGCGCGAATGTCCCTGGCTACATTGATCAAATCAAAGCCATGGACATCGGAGACATCCTGGTCTGGGGGTTTGATTCACGCGAACGTGCTGAGGCATTCCGTTCAACTGTCTCATCCCAAGGTGTGCACCACCATGGCAAAGGGGCTGTTACTACTTGCTTAAACGGTAGCACCGTTGAAGCTATGCGAGTGGAGTAAGTCATGAACTTCCATGAATACGAAGAAGAAGCCATGAGCTTTCGCCTGCCTACTGCCAACGCAAGCTACGCTATGTTGGGCTTGTCTGGTGAAGTAGGCGAGCTTCATAGCTGCATTGCAAAAGCAATGCGAGATGGCACTGAACTTGATCGGTCTGCCATCCGAAAAGAGCTAGGTGACATCCTCTGGTTTGTTGCAGCAATTGCTGATGACTACGGCCTAAGCCTTAAAGGAATAGCCATTGCCAACATTCAAAAGCTTGCAGATCGCAAAGCCCGTAACGTAATCAAAGGCAGTGGAGACAACAGATGATTCCACATCTCAACAGCTACTTGGCTTTTTACAAGAAGACAGACGTTGAGGTTTACGCCCCTACTGTGGATGCCGCGCAGCGGCAAGCCGTTAAGGCACTCAACCTGCACGCCACACAGTTCTGGCGCATCAAAGTCATGATCATGCAACGTGGCGTCACAACAGAGCAACTGGCTCAAGACGAAGCAGTCATCAAAGCGGCTCAGTACTACTACTCATGGCAATCGCCAGAGTCAGCACACTAAACGCCACTGTAGAAATCAACAAAGCCCGCCTTGTGTGGGCTTTTTTTATGGGCTTTCCATGAACAATCTTCTTCCCATTACGTTGACTTCTGATGAGCTTCAAGCGCTAACGGGTTACACCAAAGTTGGCAAACAGCTTATGACTCTGCATCAACGAGGGTTTACCCGAGCCTTCATTGGCAGAGCTGGTCTGGTGCTAGAACGCTCTCACTATGAGGCAATTAGTACAACTAACTACGGTGCAACAGCTGCCAGCCCACGGCGAAGCGCTAACATCGACTTCCTTCGTACGCCATGACCAACAGACGCCTTAAACCAGATGGCTTGCCTGCTCGCTTGTATGAGCGGAAGGGCATACGCGTGTACTCCATTGGATACAAGCTGCCATCAGGTGTCTGGGCGTTTCGTTTGGAATGTCCAGCTAGTGATGCAGCTCAGGTCATCAAGACCCGTAAGCTGGCTATCGCCCAGTCTGCCAGCATTGGCGCAGAAGTCATTGTGGGTGGCTTCACTGGCTTGATTAACGCCTGGTTTGCTTGGCAAGAAGGCTTGCCCCTGACTTCAGCTGAAAGGCGTGCGAAAAGCACCCTTGATGAAAACAAGAACGAATCCAAGAACTTGATCAAAGCTTTTGGCCATCTTGAAGTCAACGAAATAGACAAAACCATGGGCTATGAGTACCTAGAAGCCTGTCAGGCCAAGCGCCCTGAAAAGGGCAACAAGGAGATAGCACTGGCTCGGCTCATCTTGGAGTACGGCGTCAAGAAAGGAAAGATTGCCATCAATCCCTTCACTGACATGACCAAAAACAAGACCGTCAAGATCCGCCACTTGGTAACAGCAGATGAAATGAAGCTGGCTACCGAAGTAGGGCGGACCATGGGGGGTGCTCGATACATCGTGGCCTTGGGATTGCGCACAGCTTGGCTGTGTGTCAGGCGTTCAGTTGAAGTACGTGCCATCCTGAGAGAGCAAGTGCTTGATGACGGGATGCTCTGGCATGATGGCAAGAACAAGACTAAGCCAGCTGTACTCATTGAGTGGAGTGCTGGCTTGCGTGAAACCGTAGACGAAGCCTTGGCTTTCAAGCGCAACAAGCTGGCCAGTGGCAACTACCTGTTTGGAAACATGCAAGGCAACCGCTACACCAAGGGCGGATGGAAGTCAGGACTGTTCGACCTGATGGCTGCTTGCCAAGAAGAAGCAGCCAAACAGAAAGTACCATTTCGCAGCTTCAGCCTGCAAGACTGTCGCCCTATGGGCGTGTCAGACAAGTTAGAACGAGGTGACACCGATGTACGTAACGCTACTGGACACACATCAGACAAGATGATCCAGACAGTCTATGACCGACGCCCTGTAAAGAAGGCAAAACCCGCAGGCTAAGCTCCAAAAACTTTGGAATATGCTTTTTTCTTCAGAAGGAACCAGATCTACAATTACTGCTAACTTTGGAATTTGAATGCCTTGTCAGCCCGCATGTTTATTGACTTTTACCCCCGGTCTGTCACGCCGGGGGTCGCGGGTTCGAGTCCCGTCCGCTCCGCCAAATTTTGTAATGAAATCAATGGGTTGCATCCTTCGGGGTGCAGCCCATTTTGGTTTCTGACTTCCAAACTTCCAAAGTTTGGAATATGTTTTCACATTAGCCTTGCCTTACGCGCCCCTTCGGGTTGCGTCGGCAAGGCTTTTTTTCGTCCAAAAACAAGCCATGCACTCAACAACCAACACCCAACCTAACGCTTTCAGCGCCAGCTACGCCAGTCAGATTGAGCCTTTCAAGACCAAGCCTTTTAAAAAGCCAGTGCTGGTCCAGCCCCCACATGACGTCCATCACACCATTGCGGTAGAAGATGAAGGCAAAAGAGGGCGGATGCTAAAAAGCCGCATTTAGCGGCTTGAGGTTTAGTTGATCATTCCCAGATCGCAGCGGTGACGTTCGATCTCACCGTGCACCTTGTGGTGCACGATCAAGCACATGTCCCTGCCAGCCCGGTAGCCTTGGCCTTGATGCCAGGCGTCTCGGGCAGCTAGTGTCCTGAAATACTCCACAGTCCCACCGTGGTACTCCTTGGCATCTCGGTGGTGCACATGGCCCACATACCAATGACGGTGATCGCTGTCTCCCCAAGCCTTGGGCTTGTCAGCAGCCATGATAGACAGCATGTCTTTGCCCTTGATCGTGTCACCATGCGTGCTACCGATCAAGACCTTGCCAAACTGGTAGTACCAAGTCACGGCTGGAGACAAATCAATCTCCACTCGTGGCTCGGCATTGAAGTAGCAAGACAGCATGAGGGCCAGCGCGTAAGAGCTGTGCCCATCATGATTGCCTTTGTTGATCCTAAACACTACCTTCGGGTACTTTTCCAACAGACGTTTGATGCAGTAAATCATGGCCATAAGTCCGACTTGCTGCACTTTGGCCCAGCGACCATCTACATCAAGCTGGTGGCCAGAGTTCGTCTGATTCTTCTGGTTGTCTGCGTGAAAGTGATCACCCAGGTTTAGCAGCAAAGCCACAGCCGCTGCTGGACCAGACGCTACCAAGCGGTCAATTGCCGCACAGGTCAACTGCTCAGCTGTTTCTAGGTCAAAGTTAGCTCCTGCATCTGCAGCCCACGCATACATGCCAAAGTGTGGATCCCCAATAGGGATCACACACATCAAGTCCTCGTTGCTGTGGACAGGCATTGGGACGATAGGAGCCAAGCCTTTAACGCTGTCGGCCAGCGACTCAGCAAACTCCCTCAGCATCTGTTCCCGTAGGCTGTCATCTGCTGAAGACTTGACCCACTGGCCTTTAACCTGACCGTCTTCGTCGTAGTACGTAGACACCCCTCGGACCTTAAAGCCTTCAGGAACCGTCTTAGTCATGTCATTCTCAGGACTGTAGCCTTGATTTGCAGCCTTGCGTTTTAATGCAGCCAGACCACGTTCCAGGCTACGCGCACTGACGTTTATTGCTGTAGCCGCCTTGCGGTTACTGCCATGAGTTGCCACTGCTTCCAAGTACTCTAGTTGCCTTACAGTGGCGTAACTAGATAGTGTCGTGTCAATTAATTTGTTCATTGAGTCAGTCCCTCTTTCCAGTAAGTCGCCTCTTTAAAGCTATATAGCTTATTAGCTGTGAAATTACGATAACCACACCCGTACAGGTGTAGCAACTTCCACAGCAAAGGCTTGGAGTTCTAAGGACTTTGGCCCACGCACGTTGACATGCCACCCTACAGAGCCTTCAATCAAGCCAATGATGTCAACGCTGCCGGAGTACATATCCAGCACCTCAGTGGCTTCTGCCTCGCTGGCAAACTTCAAGTACAGGTCGCCCCATGCAGGGGTGTTGATGATTTCTATTTCGGTCATGCTGTGATCGCCTGTAGTTCGGAGTCAGCCAATCGGCGGGGGTAGAAGGCGATGCGGCGGATGTGACCGTTTAATGAGTAAGGCGTGCCGCCGCCTTGGTTGCCCGCGCCGATCTGAAGGCGGTTGAGCGTAGTCATGCTTCCTACAACGCTGTTTCCCACCGACACCGGGGTAATCCCCG